AAGAAACGCCCCAAGCGTAAGAATCTGGCCGATGCTTGGCGTAAGAGTCTGCCTAAACTGGTTATCATTGACGATACCAAGTATGTTGTTTGCCCTGAGATTAGGCGTGGTCGTGGCGTTGTCACTTGCACTCAGACTAAGGGTAGTGTAGACTGTAACTTGTGCGTCAAGGGTTTGGCTAACGTATTGTTTCCATCACACTAAGGATAAATATGAAAAGTTATACTTGGGAATATCTCGACCTACGAGAAGTCTGCGAACATAATGATTTGAACTATAGCGATGTAATGGATGCTATTTGTAATAGCGATGTTAGTTTTGGTACTAATACTGATACTCTGATTAGCCAAGAAACACTACAATCTATTCTTGACGATAATGATTTTAATGCTGATTTAGATTTTGGCGAGTACGATAATACCGTAGTTATTAGTCTAGGGGGTTGATATGTACGTTCTTAATAAGAAAAAGCATGGTGCAGGATGTGCGTCTACCTTTTATAAGATTAGGCGTATGGATAGAGGCTTCAAAACTTTTAATAGTAAAGAGGATGCAAAGATTGCACACTTGAATCAGAGTGAACTGGCTGAGTATAATCTTGCCCCATATGTATACAGTGATGTATGCCGTGTTCGTCATGCTGATGGTAAACTTAGTAAGTGGGGATTCATGACTGAAATGGCCGAGACTATTAAGCGTGACTATGAGTTTGATTATTACGATCAAGAGGATATGTACGAGGATGAGATTGAATGTCTTGTAGAGGAATGTAATCGTATTGGATATTCTTTTGGAGACTGCCATCTTGGTAATGTTGGATACGTTGTGCGAAATGGATATAGAACGATGGTTGTAATCGACACGGGCGATGAAAGCATTGTAAACGAAGACCGGTGTTATTGCATCACTTGTAGAAAGGGTGGTTGCTGCCATGAGTAAGTTTTATATCAAGTCTAACACACTAGAACTAATCTACTCTACTGATAAAAGTCCACTAGAGGCCGCTGTTGTAGCACTAGGGGAAACTAATAAGTTTGACGTATTAGATGAACATTTTTATATTGACGAACGTGGTATGAAAGATTACTCTACAGCCTTGCCAGATACTATTGTAATCCCCACTAAACTAGTCGCCGCAGAAGCCGGTTGGACAATGTGACGCAAACCCTTGCCACCAAAGGACTTATGGTGAGCGGGGCCGGGGAGATTTGACCTAAACCCTTATCAAATATAGACTTAGAACCACTAAAGAAAAGGTATTGACAGAGCCGATAGTTATGGTAGAGTACGTATATAGGAGAGAGAACATGTATATTTGGAGAGTTTGGAAGAATAATCGGTTTGCGGGATATGTGACATCCCCTAGCCAGTTTGAAGCGTACTGTAAGGCCCGTGAAGAATATGGGCAAAATGTATGGGTTGAAAAGACTGCGGAATATAAGGTTGTCTTTGCCTAACAAGCCCGATCATTTTCGCAGGGGTAGTCAGCCAACCTAAAGTTTTCTGAGCCGTATGCCGATAATCCTTATATGAAAAAGGAGACAGGCATCATGATTCAGTGGATTGGCGTGATTATCACGATTTGTGGATTGGTGTATACAGGACTCAAGGACATTCAGAATGGAAATATCAAAATCCCTCAAATAACTAAAAACGAGGTCTTGACAAAAACGAACTATCCTATACAATACTGTCTGATGGCTTACGACCCTAATACTGACAAAGTTTACTATCAACACGAAAACGGAATATGGTATGATTACGCTCCACAACAACGAAGATATGCGTCCACGCCGCAACGTGGTCAAGGTCAAGAAAGTTATGCCGTGGGAAATACGGCAGGGACACCAAGAGCATCGGGATACGGTGTTCGATAATCGTCCCAAACGACTCCGTACCCGTAAAGCCAATGAACGTAACTGGCGTAAGGAGTACGATGTATGAAATGTAATCTTGATAAAGAGGATATAGTTCTTATTCTACATGCGTTAGATAGTTATGAACTAGATATTGAGCATGGTAAGAATAATGGACATAAATATCCGTTTACTATGAAAGAAGTTGCAAAGTTGACCAAACGACTAGAAAAGATTTTGGAGGTTGACTAATGAGTATGATATGTGAACAGTGCGAGAGTAATCGTATAGGTTACGACGCATGGGTAGATCAAGATGGTAACATCATTGGTGGCCCATATGATAACTGTCAATGTATGGACTGTGGTTCCTCTAACATCGTTGAAGAAAGAGACATCTAATGCCTAACTGGTGCATGAATAATCTGTATATTTCCCATAGCGATCCTGCTAAGTTGCAAGAGTTTGTTGACGCATATAACTCAGGTAATACGTGTGAGCATTACTTGCCAGTTCCAGAAGGATATTATGAAGACGATGGACCAAATCCGCGTTGGTATAACTGGTGTTGCAATAACTGGGGAACCAAGTGGGACTTTGGCAGGGACGAATACTGCGATCCTGCTAAGATTGAAGATGGTAAGGTTGTGGTATCATTCAATACCGCATGGTCGCCTCCTATTCAGTTATACGAAAAACTGGTAGAGTTGGATTATAATGTACGTGCTACATACTTTGAGCCGGGAATGGCCTATTGTGGTATTTGGGATAATGGTATTGACAACTATATTGAATATGGTAGTATTGACGATAAGCGTGATATCATTCCTGTAGCATTGTGGAATGAGTATGGTATGGACGAGTTCTTTGAGATGATGGAGGAAGAAGCATGATCAAGGTACGCTATCATCTTCAAGAAGGTAAGCACTACAAACACTGGCAGTTCAAAGATACTAAAACCAAGGAAGTGTGGTACGTTCATCCTAGTGAGGGTATTTTTAGTCTCCACAACTGTGTTCTCCACAATAACCGTAATGTGGCAGACAAGATTTATATGGGAGCTAATAAGGATGTTTGTTCGTGGGTAAAGTGCAAGGGTGTGATTCATAACTTCAAGGGAGAGATTCCCTCTTGGTGTACCCACCTAATATATGACCCTAGGAAACTCCCTTACTGGCATACTAATACAGGAAGAAATATAGACGGTTTTGCATTTGATACTCTATACCTTACTCCCAAGGGGGTATTCTATGATGAATGTAGGCAAGGTATCCTAAATCCTTTGAAAATAACAACTTAGGGAGGATATCCCCCGCCCCGCTAGCTCTAAACCCTTACCACCAAACAACTTACGAAGAAAAATATTTTTTAAGGATTAGGGGTTGACAGGACGATAATAGAGTGTACAATAAGGGAGTAATACAAAACAAACATCCGTGGGTCCATGCAGAGGGACTAGATTGGATAACCTATCACGATAAACCTCCCGTTCAGCGAAGACGTACATCATCGCCGGGGTTGACAGCAAGGTTATATGCTGTATAGTGATACCAATCTATGGGGGATTGCATCCTCACCATGAGCCATACAACCAGTAACCGTCACTAAGAGCCAGATGAATCGGTCTATGTGCTAGCAATGCCGATTCTAGGGAGGTTTCCGTGGGCGGTTTCCATCCGATCCTGACAAGGGACAATCGTATGGGTTATAGGAATCGGGGCGTAAAAGATTCCGCTGGTTTTTAATACTTGACTTGATAATATTATAAGGTATAATGAGAACATGGAATGGATTAGTTTCTTCGGTCCTCGTCGCCCTATCAATGGTCAAAAGGTTTATTACTTTGGCGAATACATTGGCGTGTGGCAAGGGCGGTATGAGATTCATCGTGATGATCCGGTGAGCGAACATATCTTGATTTGTGAAGAAAGTCCCGGTATAGTAGATCGTATGGATGCCCCGTGGTGGATGCCATATGAGGGACAACCTAAACCGCAACGACCAGAAAGTGATTACCCAAAGGATTATCCTAAGTATGACTGACGAACTAAAAAATAGAATCCGTGACTTTATTATTAGTTGGGACAATACTATTGATGATGAGTTTATTGGCTTGGCCGATTATGATTTGTTTTTAGAAACGGCTATTTCTCTTTTAGAAGAAAGTATTAGGGATGACTGAAGAACGTGAAAAGGCTATAATTTATCTTCTTAGTTTTTTCAAGAATAGAATGGCCGCTGTAAATAAGCATAACGTAGATAAGGCTAAAGAGTTGATTGGATTGCATGAAATATCAGTAAGTGAACTGATTAATAAATACGTTGAACTGGTCTACAAAAACTCTTAAAGGAAATAAAATGATTAAGGTTGATTTCACTGTCCGCGAGGCTCTCAATCTGGTGAGCAATGGTTGTGATCTTAATATGTATGAGAAGATCGCTGTTGCCTTTGAGAAGGCTCTTGGTGTGGACAATCGTTGTTCTGTTACCATTACTCATGGTATGGACACGAATAATCGTATTAAATGTATTAAGGTCATACGTGCGGCTACTGGTATGGATTTGAGGGATGCGAAGAATTGGACTGACGTTCTCGTTGGTCAATACGACGATTCTGGACGTTGGCTCAAGGGTGGTTGTAAGAACACTCTCAAGATGGGAGACAACGAGTCTGCCAAAAGGCTTCTCCATGATCTTACTGAACTGGGGTGTGAAGGATATCTCTGTTGAATCTAAGTCCTTATCCCACAAGGATTTAGGACCAACGGGGCTGGCCCCGCTCGTCGTAAGTCCTTACCCCACAACGACTTATGACCAATAAAAATTTTTTTCAAGAATCCGCTTGACAGGGCCGATAATACATGTATAATGATTAGAGTAACGGGTTGATAACACTAACTTGAAAATGGAGATTATTATGCAGAAGTTTACGTTTGTTGTTGATATTGTGACGGATTCGCCGGTTGGTATTGAGCCGCAGGCTGTTCGTGATACGCTCCTCGCGTCTGTTGATGGCATCGGCAATATCGCCGCTGTTCATCCTGTCAAGAGCGAAACGCTCAAGGAGCAGGGTTTCAAGGTCTGGCGGGCTAGGGTTGCTGGTATCAAGGAACCGGCCAAAGTGAAGGCTCCCAAGCCTCCCAAGGCCAAGAAGGTCGAGGCCGAAGTCGCAACGGCGACGGCTTGATTTTCTAAAGAACGTCGTGTAGAATACCGATATACCTTATAGGCGGTGGAAGTCAAAAACGCAACTGGACGTTAGACCAGTATAGGTATATCATTTTCCACTAACTAGGAGATTACAATGGGTTTGGATCAGTTCGCATTTGCTATCGACAACAATGGAGAGAAGGAAGAACTTGCCTACTGGCGTAAGCATCCTAATCTTCAAGGTTGGATGGAAGATTTGTGGGTTAGTAAGGGAAGGCCCGATGCTCACGAAGATCATCCGCATGAGTTCAACTGTATTCCGGTGGAACTTACCCATGAGGATCTGAACAATCTGGAAGCGGCTGTTACTAATGGTACGTTGCCAGATACGGTTGGATTCTTTTTTGGTAGTAACAGCGATATTGAATATGGTCGGCAAGATTTGGAGTTTATCCAAAAAGCCCGAGAGGCACTTGACAGTGGTCTGACCGTGGTGTATGATAGTTGGTGGTGATGTTCTAACAACGAGGTAACAATGAAGATTCTTGGATTGGGCGATGAGACTGATGCGGGCAAGGTTGTGCGTATTAGTCGTGATGGTGTGACGTTTGAAAAGAATGGTGCGAAGGTTGTGTTGACCCTCGCTGATGTTGAGTCGATGGTTTTTTCTAACTAAGGGAGATGATAATGAATAACTTTGCTAGTCTTCGTAAGGATCGTCATATCAAGTGTAAGTATCCTCTGCACGGTACTAAGAACGTGCTGAAGTTCCACACTGGACGTATTGAGCGTGTTGGTACTGGTCCGAATGGCAAGTACGCCGTTGTTCGTGCTATGGATAACACTGTGCGAACGCTGCTCTGCGATAAGATGTTGGAAACGAAGTGCTATCGGTGATTCTCCCTTGACGATGCGAGTGGTGCATGGTACAATGCTGTGCATCACTCGCTTCATGGGGCGTAAGGTAAGCCGGTAGCATCCGATACTCTTATAAGGTATTCATAGGTAGGTTCGACTCCTACACGCCCTACTGTGATATTGTTTCATCACTATAGGGAGATCGCTTGATAGAAATCATGATACTAATATTTGTTTGGAGTATGCTTAGTCAAGATCAGTAAACAGGAATCATTCTAGACGTTATGTCGTAATGAATATTCCCCCGACATTTCAGAGGCAAAGTATACAACTTATAAGGAGAAATGATATGAACGAAAGAGTAGCCACCTATGTTATGGACGATGTACAGTATGATGTGTATGCGTGTTATGATTCTGTGCGTGACATGGATACTAGGAATGTTGCTTTCTATGATGTTTACAATAATCTCACGGGAGAGTGTGTAAACGAAGGCGATGCTCACTACGATTTTCCAACGTGGCAAGAAGTGTTCGATAACTACTACCAGAGGGCATAATATGTATCACTATATTACAGTACATATTGTTATGCGTAACTGTAAAGATAAAAAAGACGCTGAAGCAAAATGTGCTAGACTCTTACCATATTTGCCATACTACCCAGATGAAAATACTGAGCATATGGAATCGTGGGAGATTGTAGAGGTAAGAGAGGCCAAGCCGCAAGTCCTTGCCCCATAAGGGTTTAGGACGAACGGGGCCGGGGCCGCTTGCCATAAGTCCTTACGCCACAAGGATTTAGAACAAAAAGAAAAAACTAATGCTGACCCCTTGACATGCCCGATATATAGGGTATGATGGTTGAAAAGGAGACAGTTATGGTTGCTGCGGTTTACGATACTTTGTGCGATGCTTTCTGCAAGCACTGTGGGCGTCAGTTTGTTTTGACGCTCAATAAGAGTGATATGTACGATTGGTTGAGTGGTTCGCTCCCTATTCAGAGCGCATTGCCCTACCTTTCCGCAAACGAACGTGAACTTCTATTGTCAGGCACTTGTGGGGAATGTTTCGATGAAATGTTTCCGCCAGACCTTGACAACGACGAGTGATCCTGTATAATACGAAGAGTTGATAACCCACTACTTAGGAGAATGATAATGACTGACTATAACAAGTTGACGATCAAGAGTAACAAGAGCGAAGGTGACTTTGTTCGCACCCTTGAGGGTGCTACTGGCACTGGTTTTGAGAAGGGTACGCACGTTCATAAGGATTGGTGGGCTAAGACCAAGACCTACGAACAGGTCATGGAAGATGCTCAGATCGCTGTTCAGAATCGTGAGGATATTCTCGTTGAGGCTAAGAACATTTCTTGCGTGAGCGAGGACAACGATTTCTTTATCAAGTTGGGCGACGGTCGCAAGTTTCGTCCTACCGATCATGCTATTGAGCAGTTCAGTGTGCGAACGGAAGTTACTTCCTCGTCGTTCCTGCGTGAGATGCGTAATATTGAAGGCTTTGATACTCACGATGCTAACACTATGGCTATCGTTGGTAACAATGCTCTGCGTCGAATCGACGGTGATAAGACGTTCCGACTTCGTACCTACACTGATGGTACTTGCCGTGCGTTCGTGACCGACAAGTATGCTCCTGTTGATAATCGTTGGTATCTGGAAACCCTCGCGGAGTTTGTTCCCGGTGGTCGTTTCAGTCACTGGCGTGGCGATGAGGATACTATCTATGGTAATATCCTTATCCCCGATACTATCATGGACTACGGTGCTGATGATAGCGACTACGGTGGAATGATTAGCGTTGGTAACTGCGAGATTGGTACTCGCCGGATTAGCCAGACTCCTAGCCTGTTTCGTGCCATCTGCATGAACGGGTGCATCTGGGGTCAGACTGCTGGTGAGAAGATTCGTCGCGTTCACCGTGGCAATATCGACCTTGACGTTCTGAAACTGGAAATCGCCAAGAATATCCAGCATCAGATTCCTTTGCTTGCTCCCGGTATCAAGACTTTCCTCGCTACCCGTGCGATGGATACTGGCAAGGCTAGCATCAAGGGTATCGTGGCTGCGGTATCGTCGGATTATAAACTGACCAAGCGTGAGGCTAGCGAGTTTCTTGATCAATATGTTACTTTGGAATCTGGTGAGCGTAACCTGTTCGGTATTATCAACGGTCTGACCCGTGCGGGACAGGTGTTTGATAATAAGACTTGGGTGAAGTTTGACGAGATCGCTGGCAGTCTGCTGAACACTTCCGCAGACCGCTGGGCTACGATCCTGCGTCGTGCTGATACCTTTACAGATAAGGATTACGAAAAGGTTTTCGCTCTGACCGCTTAGTTAGTGGGAGGGTTGGGGTTGGGGGGAAACCCCCTTCCCCGCTCTCGCTAAATAGAAAGGTAATATTATGCCAAAGTATAAAGTAACGATGAACTATGTCGAGGCAAAGAAAGCCTCTTTTGTAGTTGAGGCAAAAGACCCTGACGAACTCCACGAACTTTTGGGTGAAGTCGATATGGACTACCTAGAAGAAAATGCAGGATTTAGAACGTGCGACTACGAGCCACCTATCATTGAAGAATATGAAAAGGTAAATAGAGATACGCCTGTTCACCAAGGTATTCAAGGTGAGATGAAGAAGGCGAAAGCCTATTTCGATTCTCTCTAAAAATTCCTGACTCGTCGTAAGTCCTTTAGCAGCAAGGGTTTACGATGGGCGGGGCCGGGGCCGCAATCTATAAGTCTTTTATTTTCAAGTACTTACGTCAAGTCTAATGGTGAGTGAACGTAAGTCCTTATTCCTCAAGTACTTGCGTCGAGTGTGTCGATATGGTACAATGGGGTAGTGTGTCTTTGGTAAGATGCACAAAATGAATAATATATAGCGTTTATATAAGTTGCACAAATGGGGTTGTACTTCCCCATATAAACGGTTCAACATATTGCAATACAGTCAGCGACATTTACTTTTAGGAGGCATTTATGGCAAAGGTTAATAAGATGATTGATGATGTTCCAGTGAAGAAGGTTGATCATTATGGCATTACGCCTTGCGATGTTATTTTTAATCATGTAGAGAAGCCCTCAGACTATATCTTCTGTAAGAGTATGAATGTATACGATAATCGCTGGCGTGTCAATGTATATAGCAAGCGAATGGTAGATGGTATTGAAGGTAAGTATATTAGCCAGAGTTATTTCACACACTTTAATGGCGACACCGGCAACCTGACCATTGTATCACCTTAATTAATAAGATCGCCAGAGTAGCCATAGTCAGTGAGACTTTACTTTGATGCTTATAAATATACCATGAGTATATTCCTAGAAACATTTTTAAAGTTGACAACCGCTGACAGACGATGTATACTAGCGTGTATCACTCAATTCTTTAAGATCGCCAAAGTAGCTATAGTCAGTGAAGGAGACAAAAATGAAAGTTAAGCGTGGACAAAAACTTTGTAAGAACTGTAATGGTATTAATGGTGCTAGGTCACATACCTGTAAGCATTGTAACACTGAATTTAATATTGGGGCTAACTCTAAAAGTAAGAAGCCCCCAAAGATTAAGAAACTAAAGAAGTTTGAAGAGATTGAAGATTGGAAGTCTTTAACTAATGGTGATCGCATTAAGGTCATTGGACGATCTGGTAATTATTATGTAGGAGAAAGTGGTGATAAGCAGTATATGACTGATGCTGGTATATATACTGTTAAGAATCACGACGCTAATGGTTTGATCGTACACGCTAATGATGGCGGCTTTGGGTATATATATATGGGACCAGAAACAAAGTCTGAAACCATTCCTAATATGTATCGCAGTCCACATAAGATAGTAAAGGCCAATATACCCGTTAGGTCAAAATAGATCAAATTCTTCTAATATTTACCTATATACGCACTTATTTATAGATATATGGGGCAAATCGCCCCAAATTTAATATGGAGAAAATCCCATGATCACTAAGAAAGAATTCTTTACACACATGAGTGAACTATATGAAGAAGAGTACCAAGACTCTGAAGGATATAGAACATTCAAAGAAATACTAGCTTTAAGAAATAAGACCCAATTAAGGGAAATGAGAGAACTCACAGAGATGGATAAGAAACATAGACTAGCATATAGGCACGCCCTTGCTGCTAATGGCAAGGAATTAACACCTAGGCAACTAGATCAATACTTATCAGTCATAGAGTATGCTCTAGACAGTAGAGCAGAGTAGTATATACTATATACATATACATACTATATATATCCCAAGGCCCGTTGGACTAACCCTCTAACGGGTCTTCTTATTTACCTACTACACTACTCATACTCTACCCTAGTACCCATAGACTCTAGAAAAATAGGCATATATGAAAATTTATTATTTATGTGAATTATCCACGTTCAAATCAAAAATATGGGTAGGAGTATGTAGTCTATTATTACTCTTATGTATATGGGTTGTAGTATGTATATTATATATATGTTTTTATGGTATTAAATGCATCTCTAGGTATATGCTCCAACATCCCTAATTCTCTCTATTTTTGGGTGTATAAACCTAATAGAAGATGGAAAACGTCCCACAGAAAACCATCGAAAAAAATACTAAAAGGGATTAAAACCCACAATTGGGAGAAAAAAATGAGCGACATCAAACAAGAAATGGATCAAGTAATACAACAATTAGAAAGCCAAGGAGTCAATCCTAATAGCCACGTAAATAATGATGTAGTAGGTTTGGGCGATGTTGTTGAAGGGGCATTAAAATCAGTAGGAATTACTGAAGAGCGATTTAAGGAATTTTTCAATTTACAAGAATGCAATTGTAGCAAAAGGAAAGCTTGGTTAAATAGTCTATTCAGTTGGCACAAAAATAACAACAAATCATAGTTTTGGTTTAATGTATTTGAGTTCCTAAAAAGTGTATAAAAGTATATATACTATAAGGAGGAATCATGCAAACTAAAATATGTAAATGTTGTAATTATGAATTAGATATTTCTATGTTCAATAAAAATGGTAAATACACTAGATCCAATTGCAAGAATTGTTGCAGACAAAAATCTAAAAAATATACAGGAAAATATAAAGAACAACAAAAATCATACAGAGAAAAAAATAAAAACTCCATACAAGAATACCACAAAAATTATTCCCAAAAAAACAAAAATATCATAAAATTAAAAACACAAGAATATTATATCAAAAATAAAGAAAATATCTTAATAAGAACATCAAGTTATAGAAAATCACATAAGGATTGGTATAATAAATATAAAAAAGAATATAGAAATAAACACAAAATAATATCTAATATAAGAAGAGGGATATGGGGATGCTTAAAAGGAAAACAAAAAAAATCATCATCCATTGAGTATATTGGTTGTTCAATAGAAAAATTTAAAGAACATTTACAATCTAAATTTCAAGAAGGTATGTCATTTGAAAATTATGGACAATGGCATATAGATCATATAAAACCGTTATGTAGTTTTAATTTCAATGATGCCGATATTGAAACAGAGCTAAAAATAGCTTGGCATTATACTAATTTACAACCATTATGGTCTTTTGACAATTTATCAAAAGGAAAAACTCAAGGTTGACAATGCCTCTGGTCGAAGTATAATAGGGTAGACACATCACACCCTATGAGTATATAATATGAAGTTTGGCCTTTGCTGTATATCACTACAATTACAAGAACTTGACGAACCAGTTAAGTTCCAAACCATGACGTTTAAGCGATTCTCTAGCCTGCCTAGGGACGAAGCACTGTCAATACTGGGCGAACGTATACTTAATAATATGTGGGCGACCAATGAGATTATTAAGCATTGCCATAGACATGACTTTACTTACCGTATTAGTAGTGATCTTTTTCCTCTTATAACATATGATGAAGCTAACATTGAGTTAGAAGATTTGCCTAATTATGATGACATTGAAGACAGTTTTGATATTCTAGAGGAAACTATTGCCTCTACAAATGTTCGTATTTCTTGTCATCCTAGCGAGTTTAATGTCCTCGCTTCAACCAATACTAAAGCAGTCGAAAAGACAATCACAGAACTTAATTTCTACTCTTCATTCATGGACCGTATTGGTTGTCCAGCCGACTACCGATCTCCAATGAATTTACACATACATAATAAAGATGGTAATCATGAATCTATTATTGCTAGATTTGTTAACAGTTTCAATCTTCTTGATCCCAATTGTCGTAGCAGATTGGTTATCGAAAACGACGATAAAGTAAATTGTTGGAGTGTCAAAGAGCTTACTGAGATATTCCATCCAGCCACCAATATACCAATCACTTTCGACTATTTGCACCATGCCTGTCATCCAGACGGTCTGACTGAGGAAGAGGCTATACGGGCTTGCCATGCAACGTGGGGAGGTTATAGACCACTCTTCCACTACAGTGAGAGTCGCCCCGGCAACAATCCTAGGGCGCATTCTGACTATGCAAATAATACATTTAATACTTACGGTCTAGATTTTGACCTTGACTTTGAGCTTAAGATGAAAGATCACGCTATATCCCGCTACTCTAACAACTTAATAGGTGTATGATGAAAAAAGATCCATTAGTTGCTATTAAGAATTTAAAAAGAACAGCAAAGTATATAGGCAAAGATGTTGCTAAAAACAGAGGCATTCCAATTGAGGACTTGAGTAATTATATAAAACCAAAAGAGATAGTCTCTATTATTAAACAATTTGCTATTGAAAAAGAAGAAAGATACCTAATAAATACAAAACTACTTCAAAGAATATTTACTGAAGTTCATGATTGGGTATTGGGCGTTAGTTTGTCAAAAATGGCATCTAATGACATAATTGATACATATTGGGATAGTGAATTAAATTGTATGACATTTTCAAAAAAGGATGACCAAGAACATGGCAAGAAAATTATTTAAACCACGCCAGCACGAATCTGGCACTATCGTTACAACCAAAACACCATATGGCAGCGATTCTAGTATGATCGTTGACATGTCAAAATATAAACCTATTTCAGTAGGTGCAGACGAAGTAGTTTGCAAGGATGATCGTGGATTTTATATCACAAAGCAGAACCGTATTAACAGTGGACTAGCCGATCCTAATAGGCATAATAGTATTAAATCTAGGGTTGAGCTTGAAGAATTAGAAAGTTCAAGTTCTTGACAAGGATAAGACGATACTGTACAATACGTTCAATCGCAAAGGAGTTACGATGACTTGGCGAGAACTAATGAAGTTTATAGCAGATCAAGATACCGAAACGTTAGACGAAGAAGTTAAAATATATGATTACGAAGATGGAAAAGAACACGAAGCAGAAATAACAGAATTACTGCAAGATGGTTGGATTCCGTATTTAGCAATCAACAACACAGAGGAATAATATCATGACTTGGGGCGAATTGAAAGAATATATTGATAAGCACCCTAACATTCATGGGGATGTTGCTTATGTTTACGATTTCGTAGATGGAACAGAATACGAGGCGGATATTGATGAATTTAAGGTCAATGAAGGCGAATGGTTTCCCAGTATAACGATTAATTCATCTCATTTGGAGGAATAAAATGAAAATTGCAAACAAGAAAAGGAAGCAAGTATCTGTAGAGTTTCTTGAGCATATTAAGAACACTGTTAATGATATGCTTTCTACAAGAATTCCTCAGTCAACAAAGCAAAAGCTTTGCATACTTGTAGAGAAGATGCTTATGGAAACTAAGAGTTATGAGGGTTTCAAGTATCTCTATTGGAGTAGATATGGTTGCCTTGATTGGGAGGAAGCAAAGCAAAAGGGAGTTTATAAGCATGTTCCAAGTGAATATATTCTTGGGCCAGATGCTACTGACAATCCTGACTTTATTAGCGACATACAGGGCGAGTATTCTAGGCGTTATACATGATCAAACTAGGCTCACTAATAATCATTAGTTCCACAATACCGACTGTTGATTACAGTCCACCAACTAAATATGTGCTTGACAATGATTATTCTGAGACTATTAGAATGCATTACCCGCAGTTAATAAAAAAAGACGATTTGACAGATTTACTTTATGAGACTTTAATACAAGAAATAGAAAGAGGATATCATAATGGACCGTTTTGACCTTGAGGATAAGATTACCGCACTACAGTCAACTGTTGAAGAAATAAACACTCTGTCAACTATGGTGCTTAATGGTTTGGATCGTGATGATATTGCTAGTACCCTTTTTGGTATTAGAACATTGCACGAAGGAAGAATTGCAGAATTGTTTGATACATTTATTCAAGTATTTAAGCTTGATCAGTATGCTGATATTGATAAGGAAGAGTTTAATAATACATGGGCTAAGTATTCACACTCTGAGGATACCAATCCATCTATTGACTTGGATTTCAATGGAATTAAATCTTGCTGCAAGAGGAATTGCCAGTAATGAGTAAAGCTTTTTCACATCCCATAGAATATATTTTGGAACACATTGACGGAGATGAATACTTCGTTCAACATAATCCAACTGTATTAAATAATGCAAGACATGAACTTCGCTCTTTGCATAAGAAGATCGAAGACCTTGAAAATAAATTATCTCAATACCAATCTATGGGATGGGTTAAAGTTAATAGTAGAGGTGATTATTATAACATGACTCTTCATTTTAATCCCTTTGAGACACAATCCGTACCACTTTACACAAATAAAGAAGAGCTAAAGAAGTTGCTTGACAGAGGACGATGATAGTGGTATGATGAAGAAGTGAACACGGGAGTATAGCCCAACGGCAGAGGCAAAGGACTTATACAATTTGAGTGCATAAAAGGAAACTTTTAATGTAGAACCTGTCAAATTCGGTGAAGGCTTAACTGCTAATACCGAGCCAAGCCTAGAAATAGGAAGGTGTAGAGACTTGATGGCAGGAACCTAAAACGAAAGTTATGGTTAAGATAAAGTCCAGACTACAAACAGAAATGGTAGTGAAAACTATAGTAGTAAGAAAATCCTTAAAGTGTCGGTTCGAATCCGACTACTCCTATTTATTTTTAGCACGATAGTTATCAGTTAAAGCATGACAATTAGGACACAATAACTCTAAATTTGACAGTTCATTATTCAAATGATTACCATCTTTATGATGTAATTCAATTGGAATAAGTTGATTAAACCAAGTTTTTTGTTTACAATTATTGCATTTATGTTCAAGAATATTTTCTTTTATGAGCCTACGTTTCAGTTTCCAACTCTGTATTCCAGCTTTATTAGAAAGATAATCTTTTATTGGGCGTTTTGGACCAAATTTTTTTCCTTTATTCCATCCTTGTAATGTAAAATGAGAGATGTCAATATTATGCAATTCAATATGTTTTTTAAGACAAGCATAGTTACCCCCTGCTGGGACTATATTCATTTTTTCTAAACATTGTCTATAACTATAAGATTCCGCACAAATTTTTGATAATACTTCTTTTGTATAATGATGTTTGAGATTCACGATTAACTCCTTGACATTCCATAAGGTAGACGCTATAATACAATACACCAAAACGTTTTAAGTTTTAATTTGGCCCCATAGTTAAATGGAGATAACAGGACTCTTCTAAAGTCTAGTTAGAGGTTCGATTCCTCTTGGGGCTACTATGATTTACGTTAGACTAAATAAAAATATTGATCCTAATAAATTGTTAAACAGTATACAAAATATGCTGTCAAAATATGGCGATATTACAGATTGCATAATGAAAATTGAGATTGTAAAAATAACACAAGATGATGACTATATGATCCCTAAATTAGAATATAAGGGTCAACTAGAATAGAAAAAATCAGTGTGTGCTGTTAGGACAATGGGCTATAATAGTTTAGATGCGGCAGGAAACTGCTGATCTGCTACGAAGCCAGAGTTAGCCGTGGTGGAACTACGGAGAACAAAGGAATCATAGAAAGATGTTCAATAACTTTTTCTATGAGGTGATTTATGAGAAATCGTGTTTTAACAGAGAAGAACAGAGTCGAAATACAACGTAAGTATATCGACCATATCTTAGGTTCTTTGGATTTCATGGAGATTAAAGATAGGCTTAGAGACTATCTAGAGACTGAGAAAGATAAAGAATCAGATGCAGCATTAGAAGCAGAAATCAAACACGAAGCACCGGATGTACTTGTGGATAATTGGGAGGACATGAAAAGTCCAGCAACTCTAACTAAGGGGAGGCACTAATTATGAAACGGATAATGACAATTACCGAAGATAATAAGGCTTATGTAGTTAGAAGGTATACAGATTATATTACCAGCAGAATGGATACTCTAGAAGTTTTGGAAGAATTTAAAGATTACTTCTTTAAGGAGAAAATCAATTATCCAATTGATACTCTACAAGCAGAAATCAATAAATACTGTCCAGAAGTTTTAGAAGATCATATTGTAGAATCTGTAGTGGGAAAAGGAGCAGAATTTTCCCGCAAAGCTAAATCAGTTGTTTAATTATTCACAAAGAGAGGTGTATCATGGCTAAGATATTTGACAAAGTGTTAAAGTTTCATGTTCAAGGTGAAATCTATGGTGATGATCATGTAGATCCAGAAAGCATCATCAATAACTATAATTGGACTCAAAAGGATATTGAGGGAGAAATCCATATCATTGGTCGCCACAAAGATCATAGAGGGCGAATCAATAAAATGGTAAAGTTGTCGAAAATTAGCCCTTGGATCAAACCCAAAGGTGATCTTTTCGTTAAGTTATGATTGATTTTAATTTCTATAATTAAGGAGAATTTATGAAGAATGTAATTTGTGCAGTTGCAATCGCGGTTTTTTCTGCTACACTAGCCAGTGCTGATTGCGTTGGCGGCTCATGTAGCGTTGGTCCAGTTAGGAAGGCTGGAGCAGCAGTCGTAAGCGTAACCAAGCGTATTGTGACCGCACCGGCCCGTGCGGTAAAGACTGTTCGCAGTAACCGTAAGTGTCGTTGATAACTTTTAGGAGTCTGGCCAATCATTACTGGTTGGCCGGATTTCCTATAAGACTATTGGGGAAAAGAAATGACTAACGAACTCACTAATATATTTAAATCTGAATTAGTTAATGCGGCAACAGAATATGTGTTTGAAGAAAACGGACATAAATTTTCAAATAATACTAATGAAGCAGGAGATAATTTTGCTTCTTTTATTGCTGGTGCTAATTGGGTTTTGAATAAATATCACCAACTAGATATTGCAAAATTAGTAATGATTGAGGATAGTGAATGTCTTAAAAAATTGGAGAATAACTAATGACTAACGAACTCAAGGACAGAATCCGAAACTTTATTGTTAGTTGGGATAATACAGTTGATGATGAGTTTATGACAATGGCCGATTATGATTTGTTTTTGGAAACGGCCATTAGTCTATTAGAGGAAACTATTGGGGAAAAGAAATGAAACCAACTCTTGCTGAAGATATTATGATCGCTATTTCTTGTATGCAAGATTATAGAGATACTCTAAATATTGATAGTGAATTGTGGCATAAAATTGGTGAGAGTATTGAACGATTGTTTAAGTTTTATTATCAACTAACAGGATTTGACCCTAATGAGGGCGAGAGTTGGAAACACGCCAAGTATTTTGATGGAACAAGGTGGGTAAATAGTTGGGGAGAAAAACGATGAAACCTAAAAAATTGATGATTACAGAAAAAATTGGTGAACTTGATTTTTGGTCTGATCTATCTGGATCTTTTGATGAAGTTATAAAAAGCCTAAAGGCGTGTAAAGATTTTTATCATTCCAAGTATCCTTTGCGAGAAAATGAAGAAATTTATGTAGATTATCATTCTTGTTACGATGAAGGCAGTTTGGATGTTATTCTTAAAAGATACGAAAATGATAAAGAATATGATAAGAGAATCAAAAAAATACAAAAAGAAAAAATTGTTAAGGAACAATTAAAAAACTCGGCAAAAGACAGAGAACTTAAAGAGTACGAAAGATTAAAAAAGAAATATGGATAAAATGAAACTTGATATTGAACGAAATGATTTGCTTCTTATTAGTGAAGCATTAGTTGTTTATCAATTTGAAGTTTAGGATGACAAAACAAACTATTATGGATTTCCTTTTTCGGTAGATCAGATTGAAAGAGTATTAGATATTATTGAGGGAATTCTGGATGAAGATGAAATTTCTAAAGGTTGCTCTTGACAAGTGCCGATGACAGTTGTATAACAATGTTGTGAGTCATAACTAAACAAGGAGAACTATAAATGAACGAAGTTGATGTTCCGCAGTATACGTTGATTACTTATAGTCGTGATAAGGATAATACTCCCCGTGGAGTTCTAGTTGCTATTAAGACGGGCGACAATGGTGAGTTTAATATTGGATATGCTCAGTGTCGCAAGGGCGACAGGTTTAATAAGAAGCTTGGATTGAAGATCGCTATTGGTCGTGCATATACTGAGACTTTTCATTGTCTTAAGGGTATTCCGCACCATCTTCGTAAGATGCTGCCACGATTTATTCAGCGTTGTGAAAAGTATTATAAGGTAAAGGTCTGAACGTGAAAAAAGAAATTGCTAAAAAATGGATTAACGCTCTTAGAAGTGGAAAATATAAACAAGGCCAGAATTTCCTAAAACAATATGATACCAAAAATCAGCCAAGACATTGTTGCTTGGGTGTTCTTTGTGAATTGTACAATGATTCAATGAAGAAGAATCACAAGAAAACTATAACAACTAAAACTTTTGATGATGGTTTGTTTAGTAATGGATGTGTGAAATTTGGTGGAAAAGAAGATTTTCTTCCAATATCTGTGAGAAAATGGGCAGGCATGAAAAGTAAGGATGGAAAACTTGATAATCATTTGTTTTATAACTCTCTTGCTGATATGAATGATTTTGGTAAAACATTTAAGACTATTTCAAATACTATTGAAAAGAACATAGAGAATCTATAATGAGCGACAAAGAAGAAGTAAAGTCTTGGGATACTCTTTATGAGCAGTATCCATATATGTTTAGTAATCGACACAAATCCCCAATGGAATCGTGCATGAGTTGGGGGTGCGAGTGCAGTCTTGGTTGGTATGATATTTTATCCTCTCTTTGTTGGATGATTAGTCAGCATGAGGAAAATATAGTTTGGAATACAGAATACAAACAGAAAAGTGATCCAGAATACAAGAGCAACTATGTTCCTTTCAAATTTGACCAAGTTAAAGAAAAGTTTGGTGGACTTAGGGTTTACTATTCTGGTGGAGATAGTTACATTAGTGGTTTGGTTGGTATGGCTAATGCCATGAGTTATAAGATTTGCGAGGCTTGCGGAGAACGAGGAAAAGCTAACGATAAAGGTTGGATAGTTACGCTGTGCGATAAGTGCAGAAATAAAACCTATGACCAAACTACAAACAATAATGTTTGAGCATCAAGTTATTGACATTCATCACAACCCCCATCTTAAAAAGAAACCTTATTTGATTAGAGTATTTAGTTACAATAATCATTATCCCCGCGAACTAAGGCTTGATGAAGTTGAATTCAAAGACTTATACAATATACTAAATTATAATGAGAACCTTCAAGAAGAAAACAATTAAAGTTGTTGACCAAGTTTTATGCGATTGTTGTGGACAATCATGCACCAAAGAAGTTCCTACTATTGAACCATCATTCGATCATGAATATGCTACAATTGAAGCGACATGGGGATATTTTTCTGAGCAAGATGGAACTAAATATAGTATTGAACTTTGTGAAAATTGTTTCAGTGAAGTATTAACTTTTCTCAAAGAGAAGCGACGAAAAGTTTTGGGGCCATTTAATTACCCCTATGACCATGACCCTCTTAATGGAACGGAGTATTTATAATGGATGAATTTTCATACATAACAGCGGCAACAATCTTTGCTACTTACGTTATTATAGATATGTTATATGCTTGGTATATTATGAGCGTAAACAAAAAGCGGGCCTTTACAGCAGCAGTTCTGACTGCTATAATTTACAGTCTGCTAGCCTTTGGTGTGGTATCATACAGTAAGAACATCTACTATTTGATCCCACTAGCGTCTGGAGCATTTACCGGAACATATCTTATGGTTAAGTTTAAGGAATAACAATGTTTAAAATCATGAAACAGACCCGATTCAATCGCTGGAGTTGTTCGTCTTTTGCTAATTGGCTCAGAGGAGTTGATAAACCATATGTATTAGCTCTGGATGAGTGGGAAGAGTGGAATCAAACAACAAAGAATAGTAATAAGTTTCGATACTGGATTGCAGAAGAATTGTTAGACAGATTGCAAGATATTGTTAATTTACCATTTGACATTTGGTATACAATTAAGATTTATATTCGAAATAGATTTGTTGACAAACTTCATTATCTTCAAACTGGACTGAAACCGGGAAAATATTACGATCTTGATTATAGAATTCTTCATGGAATTTTTAATGAACTTGTTCTTTATGTTGAAAAAGAATTAGCACACCTAAATAAGTGTTATGAAGATAGAAACTATAAGTTTGTTAAAGGAAGATGCAAGCAGGCTGGGTTGGATTACCTAAACTGGGCGGTTCAATTGAAATTAGACGAGAACTGCGGATTTAATCCAGATGATGAAGATTACGGCAAACCGATGCCTCATGCTATATCCTCTCAGAAAATTCTAGAACTTTATAATTGGTGGCTAGATAGAAGTTACAGGCAAAATCCTTACAATCTATTTACTAAAGAAAAAGATGGTAAGTATTATTATCGAAAGATTGCCGAGATGGAAGACAAGTACGATAAAGAAGACACAGAAAAACTCATTGAACTAATTAAAATAAGAGATTGTTTATGGTCCTAGAGGATGTAATAAAAGAAACTTTTGACAAACCAGATTTAGAATACGATCTTTTTAACAATGAACGTATGGTGGCTAAATGTGTTAACAGTCCAGTATATTGTAAAGATTTATACGGGGCATTATGCAATAACAGATTCTTTTATGGAGATAAAGAGTGGACTTGTTCTTGGAGAATGGCTGGCGGTATAGTTGCTGATATAATAAAAAGTGGCAACTACATGGATTGGTATTGCTCTGGAAACGAGGGAATTGTTACAGACGAGATTAAATTAGATTTAATGATGATGGGATGGATTGTTAAACCTTATGAACCAAGATTAAATCCCGGTATCTATAGGAATGAGTGGAAATGAATTTGACACAACAAGATATAAACAATATTAAAACTATCGTTATAGATGTACAAGAAATTGCTTCCAAGGCAGATTATCACAATAGTGAATTTGCTGAGTTATGCTATCATATTGATATGAGCATGAGAGCAATATTGGAAATCATTAATGGGCCTACTGGAAAGGTAGAAAGAATGATATGAAAATACAAAATAAAACAGAGATTGATCTATCAGAAGATGATGTTAGAAATATTTTATACCAATATCTTTGTAAAGAATATGGCGATGGAGAATACTACTTTAAATTTAGAGTAGTAAATAAACCTATACGAAGCGGTATGTATGATAGTATGGATAATCATGTGTTTGATAGCATACAAATAACAATTACCAATGTCTGAAAATATATTCAATAGTTATGAAGAAGCCCATAGGTATAGTTTAACTATTCCTTGGAAAATAGAACTCTGTAATACTGGCGAAAGTTGTTGGTGTAGAATTATTCTTCCAACTGAAAAAATACTCTATAAAAATAAGGTGGGCGAAACTGAAAGAGTGGATGAGTTTGAGTATATTATTCCAGATGGTAGTATAGATAAAGAGACAGCGGAATATGTGGTGAATCTGCATAATAGTTCAATTAAGAAAAAAGAAAGATAATATGATATATATTATTATATTTATTATTATTGTCTTATTGTTGGATAGATGGTATCTAAAAATTTAAAAAGGAAAAATAAATGACTATAAACCACGATAAAATTCAGTCAGCACTCAAAGCGATTGATGTAGATCAAGAAAATTTGAAGAAATATTTTTATGAAATGATTCTTGACTCCATATTACTTATGCACAAAACCATGATAGATAAGAGAAATTCGGGAATACCACATAATAAGAATTATTCTCTTGATGATCTCGCAAATCTTTATATAGTCTTTTTTTCTCAACAATCCAAGGATTCTAAAAATGAAACCCTCACCTAAGCAAATTAAAGTTATAGAATTTCTTGAACAACAACTAAAGTTCTGGAAAAATACTAACGATATAGGTTCACCAACTCATGTTGGAGATATTACAGAGTTTTCACAATATCTAAAAGATGACTTTTCTATAGAAGAAGTATTGTCTATTGAGATTCTTACAACCGAATTATATTTAAGTATTACGGAGATAGAATAATGGCTTGGAATTATCGCGTCGTTAAAAAAGTAACCAAGATTCCTCTTGGGGAAACGGATATTACTTATGAAATTCATGATGTATACTATGATAAAAACTTGGAAGATCCAAGCATAGGCAGAATATCTCTCCCACTATCTGATACTGTTGAGGGACTACAATGGAATCTTGAGAGAATGTTGGAGGCTTGTAAAAAGCCTGTACTTGACTATAATACTGGAGAAGAACTGAATTAACAGTCACCAACGGGTTGATCTCCGTTAGGTAACATCCTTGACCTCTGTTTCTCGTATTTAGAGATTCAACGTCAGATAATTGGGATGTTTTCAATACAAAAAAGGCAAACACTATGGATAATTTTGATTGGGACGCTTTCGTAGAAGAAAGCAAAAAATATAAAGCATGTGCTAGTATATGGATAGATAAAGAAAATGAAAGAATAGAGTTATTGTTAGATAGTGCTGCTGCCACTTATAATGAGTGGATATCGGGAGAAGGGGCTGATATTAGTTTACTAAGATGTCACAAAAGCAATAAGGTTATTGGAGTTCATCTTCCTTTATACCAAAGCGACTTTAGCATATTTCATACTGATGGTATAAGAGTTAAAATAAACGAAGGATTCTTAAAAAATGAAGAAGAAAAAGAAAACAACTAAGCCTAAACGACAGCAAAAGATTGATGTTGTATTAGATTCATTACTTAATCTTGAAAGAGTAGTCAAAGAATTAGTTGCTCAAATTGAACAATTAAAATACAGTCAGTCTCGTTTTAAGGATGTTGAAATAGATCCAAAGAAATACTGGCCTAACACTGAGCCACCATTTAAATACAAAGATATAATGTGGAATGATAATGATACTCGTCAGTGGGATGCTATTGAAAAGGGTTTACAATAATATGGGATATTTTACACTTAAACAAGGAGATTCTTGGCAGGATTATCTAGATGCTGCTATTGGAAACCTTATTTTAATAAAAAAGGCTGGTAATGATGATTATGAATGATAAACTATATTATTGGACAGCAATAGTTGCATCTCTTGCTTCTATATTGTGTTGGTTTGTTTTGGATCCTATTCATCAAAAAAATTTACAAAATACAAAAAAATTTATCAAACCCAAACCAGTTGATAGACAAACAATAACATCAACAGAAATTACTGGGACTGCGGAAAGTATTCATCCTTGGGGACGCACAGAAGTTGTTCCCATGAAAAGCATAGAGTTAGAATATTTTGAATATTGCGAAGAATGGGTTATGTATGGAGATGTTGTTCAACCAGTTGGTCGCAAAGGTTATTTCATGCCGGTAATGAGGGGTAATCTTAATCTTAATGTTAAAGACCTTATCCAAACATGGGTTGCACATGAGAAATATGAAAATGGCCCAATAGAAAACCCAGAAACTTTTGAGGATTTTAGAGTAGCATATATTAGAGTAAAAGAAGGAAAAATTATTGATATTCATTATACCCATTATAGATTATTATCAGATCATACTTGGAATATTATAGCGTCATGGAAAGCAATAGTTAATCCAGATGTTCCCGCTCCTGTCCCAAAAAATGTGCAAAAAAATAATGCTCCATTAATAGTTTGTTCATTTTGTAGAGGTACTGGAGAAAGAAAAGAAGATACTAACCTAATTTGGCGTGACGCTAAAATGGCACTATGGTTAAATAAACATTTAATGAGTGATAAGTGTACAAATTGTATTAAATCAGATGATAATAAGTATAAATATTGTGATGAAGTAAATAAACAATACGAGATTTATTCTAAGGAATACGAAAAATTGGGTCCAAAAATAGAGAAAACAAGTTGTAGCGAATGTATGGGAATGGGTCAATTTTCATCGTTTGATACTAAAAAACAAAGATATATTACACAGGAAGAATATGAAGAAAGCAAAAAACAAGGAGAACAAAAATGACAACAAAAACTTTTAATAGCGATGATCATAACTTTCATACAAATTTTGGAAATATATTTCAAACCTGGACAAAAGGAGAAAATAAGAAATGTGTTTGGCTAAAAACAGATAAATATACTATCGGACTAGAAATTAGTCCATCATCAGACTATGCTGCTATTGGCATACGACATAATAGTAAAAACCCAAAAGCACACAATATATCTCTTGGTGTTAATGCTGATGGTAGAAGTTTCTTTCAAGTATCTGATGGAGAAAAAGTCAAAACAGTGGACTTATTCAATCTAATATCTTTCGTAAGTGATATGATGAAAGAAAAGGGTTTAAGTGATGAACTTAACAACTGAACAAAAATTTGCTATCTTTTGGTGTTTCAATAATGCCATGAAATATATGGAAATTGATGAATATGATTCTGACAAGGAGATAGTTGTAAACGGAATCAATATTAATAAAACTATTGCAGATTTAATAAAAGACAGATTGTTTGTATGAGTTACTATCCTTGTCCAAATTGCGAAGAACCAATAGATGATCTAGTTAGTTGGGAAAATCTTACAGGCCAATATAATAGTTCAAAACAGTTATATTGTCCACATTGTAAAATTCCACTAAGATTAAACTATGATGAGGAATGGGATGGAGAAGAAGAATATTGTTATTGGAGTTTTGAAAGGAAAGAAATAATATGAACGCAAAAGACTTTGAAAAACTAATTACTATTCGTAAACTCCTTAAAGAATCATATGACCATTATTTTGAGTTCAGCGACGGACACTGTAAAATGAGTGAAGGACATATTAGTTTAAGTTTTGGAGACTACTGGAGTGACAAAGATTGCGAATGTAAAATTACCGGAGTTGAAATATACTCCTACGTTCTAGGGCCATCCAGAGGCCACTATTTTGATAGTCTTACGGAAGCACTAGCAGAAGTAAAAAAGTGGCACAGAAACGAAATGGCAGCATCCTATGATGAATACGGTGAACCTCAAACGAAAGGATACTTGGAGAATCCAGATGCCTATTGATATTAACAAAAATGAAGCGTGGAAAATACTAGATGCACTAGCCTCTTATAAAAAAGACTACGCATTAAGTGGGGCTGTTGTTAAAACAATCGACAGTGCTATTAAAAAACTAAAGGATTTCGTAAATGAAAATTAATAATAAGACTCATATTAGTATGAGCGATGAAGATGTTAAGGATGCTATCATAAAGTACCTTTATCATAACCAAGGACTTAGTGGTATTTTTGATGTAAAATTTAAGGTTGTAAACAAACCTATTGGCCTTAATACAAGAGATAATATGGATCGCTGGATATTTGATGGAGCAGAAATAACGGTGGATTTAAATGATAACTCTAATCGGTGATGTTCACGGTAAATACAAACATTACCATGAAATTATACGACAAACTAAACGTCACCCGTATACGATCCAAATTGGTGATTTCGGTTTTAAATATGATACTTTGTCGAATGTTGATTCAACGAGACATCTTATTTTAGGTGGTAATCATGATAACTATGATATCTGCTATAATTATCCTCACTTTTTGGGAGATTATGGCTATACAAGGTTAAATGGAATAGATTTTTTCTATTACCGTGGAGCTTATAGTATTGATATACAGCATAGAACTATAGGAATAGATTGGTGGCAAGATGAGCAAGTAACAATTGATCAATTTATGAAAGCCAGAGAACTATATCGTTCAGTAAAGCCGGATGTAGTAATCTCTCATGATTGTCCATTTGATATTGCTACTCAAATGTTGCATATGGATCAAAGAATAATTGAGAACAATACTACTTGGGCTTTGCAAGAGTTACTTAATATTCATCAACCAAAATTTTGGTTTTTTGGTCACTGGCATAGATCTAAAAATATACAATACGGTAATACTAAATTTAGATGTTTAGATGAATTGGAAACTTACCAGTTGACAAAAGACTCAATTGCGGTATAATAGTTTGTACAGATTGAAAAGGTAGATTTATGACTTTTAATGAATGGCTCAACGAATCTGAGGGATTCTCTTTACGAATGGAGAGAATATACGACGATCTTGTAAAACGCCCCAAAGATCCTATAGATAATTGGTTGCAAATAAAAAGCTGGCTAGAAGCAGCATACAATCAAGGCTTTGAAGACAATGAATCAAAAACAAAAAGATAGAATACTTGAAGTTATCAAGTTATGTAATGAAAAAATAGAAAGTCAGAAACAGCATGAATGCAATGCTGGTTATGGCGAAGATTATACTGATGGAAGAATTGTAGGCGGTGCTGCGTTAGTCCGACGAATATTAGAAATACTAAAAGAGTTTCAAATTTAATAAAAGGAAAGTATTATGAACAGTCGAAATTATTTTATTGTAGCCGCATTTGCTAGTTTTGTTTTTAGTGTTACGCTATGGTTTGCAGGAGATAGTGACCTTAATAGACAGCAGGCACTATTCGTAGGATTGTGGGTTCCAAGTATACTCTCTCTAGGGAATTTATTCAAATGAGTAACTTTACCATATTTATCGTAGGCATAGTAGTAACCCTCATAACTGGTATGGGGGTTCTTACTAGCCAAGTATTTATGGGCTACAAAAGGCCAAGGCACCGTCAACAGGAAGTGAAATACAATGTTATACCTAAGTCTTTCCAAAATACTTGAGGTTAGTTTTGGTATTATGCTGGCACGAACAGTAATATATCTTTTGAAAAAGATCAACATTCACATATAATAGGAAATTTAGTATGAATGAATTTTACGCTTGGGTAATACTAGGATTAGTTTACACTTTTTGCGGTATATGTACTGTTTTAATATGTATTAGAGAAAACAAATGACTAAAAGAGAAAGTCAACTCATAGATTATCTAAATGACAATGATTTAGATGCTATAAAAGGTAGAATTGAATCAATAAATCAAGAAATCAACATCTTAGATGATGAACGATTCTATTTGATGGCTAAACTATTCAATTTACAGAATAAACAACTTATTGAGAAAGATATGTAATATAATAAAAGTGTATATATATTCAAGGTAGAATATATTATTAGCCATTTGGAGGGTTTTAGCATGAGAAATACACTAGTTTCTGTCCTTTTGATTTCGTGTTTGATATCTATCGCGTCAGTTTTTGCTTTTGACAATACTAACGAAAAAGTACTAATCATATTTTCAGCCGATTGGTGTAAATACTGTCAAATAGCTAAAAACAATATACAAAATGATCCACAATTATCAGAGATTGTAAAAAATTATACCATCGTAGATGTAGATTTTGATGTTGACAAAGACATCGTTGAGGGGTACAATATAAAGACGATCCCCGCTTTTGTGATTTACGAGGGCGGAAAAGAGTTACGAAGAAAGATTGGTTATCAAGGACCGAATGATTTAACAAACTTCCTAAAATAAGGGGGCGTAAAGGTTTCGACAGGTAAACGTAGATATAGATGGCATCCACTGGTTAATCGACCGGCCAGTATAAAAGTCGATTGAAATGTTAATTGGCGAAGTTTCGACTCTCGCTCTCGCTGCCTGACCTAGTTAGGTAAGAGTGCGGTAGCATGAACCGTATTGCCCAATCATGCTGACTCCGATAATCGGATATGGTAGTCCTACCAAACATAAATAGGAATGATGATTGTACTCAATCTGACACAGATAACTCTGTTAGTTTTGTTAGTTGTGCGATAACAATTAACTAAGGATGTAGAGGTTTATATTGAAATTATTCTGGACGGCAGTTCGACTCTGCCCGCCTCCACTAAAAACAACCCGTCTCCATTTTTGTGTATAACACATTGAAGGAGAAATATATGAAAACTACAATTACAATAACTTGTGCTTCATGCGGCAAAGAAGTATCAAAATTAGCATCAGAAATCAAAAGACAAACGAAAAAAGGAAAAAACAAATTTTATTGCGATCTAAAATGTGCTGGCAAAAATAAAGATAATATACAACGTGTATCCCAATTTCATAATAATTTTAAACTAGCTAAATATACCAGACAGCCAGATGAATACTCAAATTTTCGATGGTATATGAAAGTTGTAATTAGGAATTCAAAAAAAAGAAATCATGAATATAATGTTGATTGTGAATACTTAAAAAGACTCTGGAATGAACAAAATGGAATATGTCCATTTACAAACCAAAAATTGACTTTAAGAACTCATTCAAACAATGATATCAAAAAATATCCATATCAAGCATCATTAGATAGAATAGATAGCTCTATAGGATATATTGAAAGTAATGTAAGATTTGTTGCTTTAATATACAACTATGCTAAGAATACATTTTCTGACGATGATGTAATAAATTTTTGTAAGAATGTATGCGACAGACTTGACAATGGCAACTAGTAGTGATACAATAAAAAGAAGACACGAATTAGTCGATGCCTATAAAGTATCGGTTGGGTGTTGTATTTGTGGATATAACAAGCACCCATCAGCACTATGTTTTGATCATTTACCGGAATACGAAAAATCAGAAATTACTAAGAATGGATGTTCAAAAAGAACCTGTGCTGGTGGAATGTATAGGTTATATTCTAAAAGGCATAGCCCACAAGAATTGATAGATGAAATTAAAAAATGCAGAGTAATGTGTTCTAATTGTCATATGGAACATACCCACTCTTCTAATAGTAGAACATCTGAAAACTTACAAAATAAAATTTCAATAGAAGAACTTGAAACTCAATTAATAAATTTTGATAATGTATAGGAGCAATGGCAGAGCGGTCTAATGCACCGGTTTACTAAACCGACGATCATTAATTTGGTCCATAGGTTCGAATCCTATTTGCTCCGTAATTAAATATGAAAATTTCTACAGATATAGATGACTATATAAACAGTCTTCACAAAGAAATAGAATCTTTAAAAATCACAATAGAGTCATTAAAACAAGAAATCAAAACTCAACGTAAAGAAATAGCTGGATTAAGAGAAGAAAGAAGGGCTATTTTGGATAACGATAAACCTCCCGGTGTGTGTATAGATTGGTAGCCTACCAACTAAATCCCACCTTAAGGAGTTTTAATATGAAATATTCTATAGTAGCCCTTTTATTTTCTCTACTAGTTTCGTCTTTATCGGTAAATATACTATATATTGATATGCTAAATAAAATTAATGAAATTGACAGTATAAAAGATAAAAAAATTGGTATAATACATAAAGAGATTTTAGAAATAAGGGATATAGTAGAATAATGTTTTTATGGCTAAATGATAGACTATTTAATAGATATTTAAAAGTTTTGCGAAAGATAGATATGCGTAGTATCTATCCTACAGCATTTAAGTGTGATTTTTTATACAGAGAGGAATTTTTTATGGCACTAGTTTATAATGTAACCGCTGGTCCAGTTGTTGATAGTGACGTTGCAGAGCGTAGACTTTCAGTTACTGTTAATGGTGAAGTTCGTTCAACATCACCATATCCAGCAAATACCACAAGTTTTGGTGAACTATCGTTCTCAGATAATGATAAGGTTGTTCTAACCCTAGTAGACGTTGATGATGCTGGCAATGTAAGTTCTCCAGCCACAGTCGAGTTTACTGCGGTTGACAGTGTTCCTCCAGCACAGCCGGGGGAATTTGGTGTAGCCTTTGTTCGTGAAGAGTGAACAATAGTTAACTAAATTGATCAAGATTAAGGGGTGGCGAAAGCTGCCCCTTTTTTATTTAGTGTATACTATATCGGGCTTTTAGGAGATGATTATGTTAAACTGGCTAAAAAGAAAAATAACTGACTACTCTAGATCACCACGGTGGCCTACTGTAAGAAAAGAACATTTAAAATATCAGCCAGTTTGTCAAGCTTGTGGTAGAAAAGACGATTTGGAAGTTCATCATATAATACCTTATCACAAAGAACCAGAAAAAGAACTTGATCCAAATAATTTAATTACTTTATGCTCTAAGAACTGTCATTTATTAATTGGTCATTTGATGGACTATAAAAGCTGGAATGAAAACGTTGTGGAAGATTCTAAATTCCTTTCATCCAAAATCAAAAATAGGCCATACAATGAAAACTTTACTCAAAAACCTGTTTCTTTCTTTTCTTTTATTTTTGGGGAATAATGTAATATCTGGAACAATAGACCCCAACACTCCAGACGAAAAATATGTTGAATATGGTAAGAAATTTGATTGTGTCTTAGAAATAATGGGATCATACGAAAAAACAAAACAAACATTTTCAGCTTCTGCGGTAGCTATAGACCCACATTGGGCATTAACTGCTGCACATGTCGTTGACGGTGCAAGATTTGCATTTTTATATGACGAAAAAAAGAAAAAAGCTATATTAATTGAAGAAATAATTCGTCATGAAGATTTTGAAGAAAAACGTTTTGGATTCTCAGATATAGCATTATGCTACATAAAATCTGACATAGGGCTTGAAAAATATCCAGAATTATATAACGAAAATCAAGAATTGAATAAAATATGCTCTATTTCTGGATATGGTCAAACAGGAACATTTATAAGTGGAATAAAAGGTGGCGATGGAAAACGAAGGGCTGGATTAAATAGAATAGATAGGATAGAAAATGACTTGTTGATATGCACACCATCAGTTTCCGATAAGACAGAATTAGAGTTTTTAATTGGAAGTGGCGATAGCGGTGGGGGTTTGTTTATTGATAGCAGATTGGCTGGCATAAATTCTTGCGTAACCGCAATTGACAAGAAGCCAAATTCAACGTATAATGATGATGGCGGTCATACTAGAGTAAGCAAGTTTGTAGAATGGATAAGAGAAAATATGAAAAAAAAGAGAGCAGACTAAAAAGCCTGCCCTCTTCACCAAACATACGTATATTTTTCTATCAAACTCTGTCCATCATGGTTCGCTTTGTAGATCGTACTTAGCACTTGAAACATTCAAACCGAAAGTAAGGTTGAAAGTTTTTGTTGCAGTTGAATCCGAAGTTAAAGATGTTTGTCTAGTGGCAGAAAATTTAGTTGGCAAATCATCTGTAGCAGTAGCAACACCAGATAAATTATTTAACCCTGTGGTAAACTTATCTACTATTGAATATACTAATTCGCCAATTTCACCGCTATTACCTATGTTATAACTTTCTAAGGCAGCGAATGGAATGAATACGCCGCTCGTTCCAGTTACAGTAGAAGAACCGGCTACAATACCGGGGAAAAATACACTTCTACCGGGGAACATATTACCAGATTGTGTTGGTGACCAAGCCATAAATTTCTCCTTATAAGATTCTGAGGTTGAGTACTCAATACATTATACACAAAAAATTATCATGAATATCACATTACTAGTTGGCACTTGCGACAAATATTCTCATTTATGGAACACATTTAGTATATTATTTGATAAATATTGGGATAATACTATAAATATACCGCGATATTTCTTGTCAGAAACAGAAGAATTTAATGATTATGGATTTAAATCTATATTACCGGGCAAAATTTCATATTCGGATTGTTTAAAGTATGCTCTTGATAGAGTCGATACTAAATATGTATTGTGGATGCAAGATGATTATTTTCTAAGAAAAACCATTGATAAGTCTCAGTTTGACTTTTACATGTCACTTATGAATACTGGAGTTGACAGATTTGGAATACATGAAGACAGCGAATTTTACAGTAAATCGCATATCATTAATAATATATACAGATTACATCAAAATAGCTTGTATACCATATCTATGCAGGCTTCTATATGGAATGTAGATTTTTTTAAATCATGTCTTATAGAAGATGGGTCAGAAAATCCTTGGGAATTTGAATTAAATGGAACTGAAAGGCTAAATGTTAGGCCGCATAATATTTTGTTTGACAAACAGAATCCTGCTTGGTATAATGAAGCTATGAGGAAGGGATCTTTTACTCCAGAATATTATAGCATCATAAAACAGGAAAATTTATGACTTTTAAAGAAGCCTCAAGATTAATATATAATATTGGAAGTATTGTATATACTCATACTGGCGAACCACTTGTTATAAACGGTTGGCGTCATAGTTTTGAAAATCCTTGTGTAAAAGACGATTTATATTTTAGTTGCGTTGACAGTATGTTCAATGTAAAAGATTATAGATATAATGAACTGTGTGGCCCAGAGCTTTGTGATGAAGATAAGATGTTCATAGAATGGTATGACAACAATCAAATAAATTCAGATGATATACCAATTCTGAAATCTGCATTTATGGCAGGTTTTTCTTATGGATACTCACATAAACAAAGATCAAGGTCTGAGGACCAACTACAAAAATGACTTGGACAGAAATAAGATCTTGGGCTAAAAATCTTGGTTATGAAACTATCAAAGATAAGACTGATAATCAGTATTATTGGGCAAAATCTAGTGATAGTACTATTGGCGGTAGCGGCGTTGCTCCAAGCGTTAGCAAATTGGCTAGAGCGATATTTAACCATCATACGAATGATCGGTGGCTAGAACATCAAGAACAATATAAGGAAAGACTAAATGCGTCAAGTTAAACTAGTTAGCACCACTCCAGATGCAGAAAAATTAATGGCTTATTGTGCTAGAGTCAGCAACCCTAACAACCAAAATAACGAAAACTACGCTAAATTACTGAAATATTGTATAGATCATCAACATTGGAGTATATTTGAGCATGGTTTTATGACCGTAGAGATTAATACCACCAGAGGTCTTGCCGCTCAAATCCTGCGTCATAGAAGTTTTACATTTCAAGAGTTTAGTCAACGTTACGCTGACACAACTTTATTGACAGAAGATATACCCACATTTGAATTAAGGCGACAAGATACTAAAAATAGACAAAATAGTATTGACGATATAGATCATGAAATAATAGTTAAGTGGAACACAAAAATCCGCGAACATTTTGCTAAAGCAAAGTCAATATATGATGGTATGATTAAAGATGGTGTAGCTAAAGAATGTGCTAGGTTTATATTACCACTAGCAACCCCTACTAGACTTTATGTTTCTGGAAGTGTTAGATCATGGATTACGTATATAGCACTAAGAGAAAAAAGCGGTACTCAGAAGGAGCATATGGATATAGCCAAAGAGTGTAAACAAATCTTTAATGACCAATTTCCATATATTTCTGAAGCATTAGGAGGTTTAGATAAAGAATGGTGTATATAACTATGTATAGAAATCAGTAATATATACTAGGAGACACTATTATGGGTAGACAAAAATCATTACAAATTGGAGAAACTATAAACAATCTACAGATACTAGATTCTAAAACAGAGAATGAAAATGGAACAAAAAGGGGTTGGTCTAAAGTTCATTGCAATTTATGTGATAATATAAAATGGATGAGAAATAATATAATAAAAAGAGATCGAACAAAAAGTTGTGGATGTCTTAAAGAAAAACCAGAACTATGGCAGCAACGAGGCCCAAAAAATATACCTTGGCAATTAAAAGAAGGGGAAGCAGCATTTAATAATCTATTAATACAATACAAAATATCGGCAAAAAGAAGAAAGTTGAAATTCAACTTAACAAAAAAACAGTTTAGAGATTTAACAAAATCAAAATGTTATTATTGTGATAGAGAACCGCATAAAATTATTAAAGGGCAAGGGAAAACTAGTGGAGATTATGTGTTTACAGGCATAGATAGAATAGATAACTCTAAGGGTTATTTAAATGATAATGTTGTTCCTTGTTGTTTTGATTGTAACAATGCTAAAAGAACTTTATCTCATACAGATTTTCTAAACTTAGTTAAAAAAATTTTTGATAAACATTGGAACCCAAAAAGAACATATGGACATAGCGAATGAATGTAAACAAATTTTTACAGAACAGTTTCCTACAATTAGTGAGGCTTTAGGCTGGAAATGAAAATTCAATTAGTAATGAAAGAGAGTGATATTGTACGTGCGATGAAAAACACTAAATACTCACCACTACAATTATTAGCCGCACATCACTTCAATGAAGATATCAAAAACATAGAAGTCACGAATGACTCTATTATATTGTGGAATGATTCTATAAATGATTATGATTGCTATAGATATTGCACTGAGGATATAGATACGATTGTATCCTTTATTGATGAATGGGCAGAATATACCGATGGTTATTTAGTTGACTTTGCATTAGAACCAATATCTTTCTGCGTTGAACACAACCGTTAAAAAAAAATTAAGACCGACGCTTGACAGTGCCGATAACTCTGGTATACTCAAAGCACACACAGCACTTAAGCACTTTTTTAGGAGATTAGCAATTATGAAACTTCACGCCGGTACGCACACTATTGAGAAGTCTGGTCAATTTGAAGAGTCCAAGTTTAGCATTGAGGCTTCTTCCAAGGCTTTCTTTATTCTTTCTGACGGTCTTTATTCCAATAAGATTCTTGCAGTTGTTCGTGAGCTTTCTACTAATGCTTACGATTCCCACGTAGAGGCTGGCAAAAAGAATGTACCATTTGATGTACATATTCCTACTCGGCTTGAGCCTACCTTTTTTATTCGTGATTATGGCACTAGTATGAATCACGAAGATTGTATGCAGCTTTATACTACGTATTTTCGTAGTACCCGAAACAATAGCAATGATGCTGTTGGTTGTCTTGGCCTCGGTAGCAAAGCCCCGTTTGCTTATGCGGATAGTTTTACTGTTGAAGCATTTCTTGATGGCAAGCGTCGTGTTTATAATGCTTTCAAAGATGAGAATGGCAGTCCTGTTTTCTCCTTGATGGATACTTTTGATACCAACGAAGCTAATGGTATTAAGGTTTCTATTAACGTTAACGAGTATGATATTCATCGTTTCTATCACGAAGCGGTTAAGGTCTACGAATTTTTTAATACGAAGCCTAACTTTATCGGTCAATCTATTTCTTTTAAGAAGGTTAATAAAGTTCTTGCTGGAGATAACTGGTATTATGATGCTGATGCTGATGAGAATTTGATCGTTATGGGTCAGATTGCATATCCTCTGACTGCAAATCAGTTGTGTCAGTATGTTGACAAGGAGCATAAGTTTATTGAATACTCCAGCGGTCTGCGTATTTTCGTCAATATTGGCGATGTTGATGTTACTCCTAGTCGAGAATCTCTTTCTTATAGCAAGGATACTCGCAAGAACATCATTGGCATTGTTAATCAAATCGCTGATGATATTGCCGCTAAGATTGAAGAGCAGATCGCTAATCAACCGTCGCTGTTCAAGGCTCGTATGAAGTATGTGCAGATTAGCAATCAGTGTTCGTCTATTCGATCCGCAGTTGAATCGCTCCAGAAGTCTATCTCTTGGAATGATCACAAGATCTTTGATAGCGTTGCTGGCGAATATATCAATGTCAAGAATTTGATCGAAATCAACTCTGCCGAAAAGTCTGCCTACCGTTCAAAGGTTGACGTTAAGCAGAGCGTAGAGCGTATGGTTTTTCAAGAGAATACCAAATTCTTTGTAGATAATCTTCCGCGTGGTGGCATTAGTCGTATTCGTCAGTATATGAAAGATCAGAGTGGTCATCAAGTTCATTACATCTATAAGCTCCGCGATGGTGAGACTCTTGACAACTGCCGTTTGCTCAGTATAATGGGTGATGCCACAGTCAGTGACATTATCCCAACTTCTATGCTTGATAAAGTTGAGTATAATCGTACCTCTAGTGGCGTTGGTGGTGGTCCTGCTATTCAAGCCAAGGTATTCAATGTGGAAACTGGTAAGTTTGAAATTTGCAACATGAGTGTCAAATACGAAAATGCACACTATTTCTCAGAATCAAAGGGTGACGTTAGCATCGGATATAGGTCTGTTGATGAAAGTTATCTTTCTAATGCTATCGCCTTTGCATATGAGAAGTATCCAGAAATGATTGGTGATGCTACCTTTTATCTTGTTAAGCCTTCTGTCATTAAGAATAGGAAGCTTGATGAGCGTGATAACTGGTTCGGTGGAGAGACTATTCTTACCAAAGTATTTAACACTGCGGTGGAAGCTAACAAGGATAATATCAAAGATGTTTTCCGATCTGTCCCACTATCTCTTCATAACATTAAGTGGATTGATACCCTCAAGATGACTCAGACTGATAATCTTGCTAAGAAGGTTTACTTTGAACATAAGGAATATTCATCCAAGATTGAAGCTATGTCTAATGATATGAGAATCATTCATGAATTCTCTAAGATTTTCCCCGGAGTTGATAGTGTTGATCTTAGCGAAAACAAGCCTGACCATCGTTTCAGCAAGCAGTTTGATTCTGAAATGAACAAGTATCCTGTTCTCAGGCTTCTTGGTCACGTTTGGAGCGAGACTGATAGGAAAGTTGTTGCAGATTATATTGATTCTGTTGAACGTGGACTCCACGCTCAGAATGTTCTTAACCTCATGTAAAGATATAATAAGATAAAGGAGATAACAATGAAGTACATTATTGCTAATGATGGTGGAGTAACGGCGATTGTGGGTGAGCAGACTTATACATTTAATAAGTCACATCCAAATTATGATAAGCTTATTACTCACCTTAAGAATAATAACGTCGAGTATTTTGAAGCATGTTACGATATCATTTCTCATGTTAACGCATTCTGTGAAGGATATGTTAACTGTAATGATGGATCGCTCACATGGGATGGGATTAAGATGCCAGATATGTTTACTGGTACTATCCTTGATATGATTAAGCAGGGATTTCCCTTTGAGCCTATGCTTAACTTCCTTGATAATCTTAGTCAAAATCCATCCGACCATGCAGTAATTGAACTGTTTGATTTTATGGAAAACAAGAATATGCCAATTACTGGTGATGGATGTTTCTTGGCATACAAGGCTGTTCGTGAAGATTATAAGGATATTTACTCTGGTAATTTTGACAACAAGGTTGGTTCTATTTGCCAAGTTCCTCGCAATACAGTAGATAATAATCGTGATAATGGTTGCGGCAAGGGTCTACATGTTGGTGCTATTGACTATGCTAAGAGTTATGGTGGAATTGATTTTGATAGCGACAATGATGGTGGAAACCGTCTAATGATTTGCAAGGTTAATCCACGCGATGTTGTTAGCGTTCCATCTGATCATAAGTTTCAAAAGCTTCGCACTTGTCGATATGAAGTTGTATCTGAATTTAATACAATTTTTGATAAGGTCGTTCATCTCACCAGTGACGATGTTAATCACTTCAATCGTAAGAAGCGTAACCGCGAGTGGGTTGTTGAAGTTACAGCAAAAATGGAAAGACTTAATAAGGTTCTTTCAAAGAGACTCCAAACAGTTAGTGTTTGAGTGTGTTGTGGGCAGACCGGAGGGGAAGCAATTCCCTTCCGGTTTGTTTTTATGTATAAATAAAATAGGGGCAAAAATGAATATTCGTAGCGATGAAAAACTGGATTTTGATGATGTCTTACTCGTTCCACAGCGATCCCGAGCCGCTTCACGGTCCTTGGTTGATGTCAATAGAACATTTAAATTCTTTCACTCTTCAATGGAGTGGAGTGGAGTTCCTATAATGGCAGCAAATATGGATACTACCGGCACATTTAAGATGGCGGAATCTTTATCAGAGAGAAATTGTATCACATGCCTACACAAGCACTACGAAGTAGAAGATTATGTTGAAAATATTCAAAACCTAAATACATTTTGGTATAGTATGGGAATTAGTGATCATGAGATTGATAAACTAAGAAAAATAGTTGACAGGATAGAAGACATACCCAACATATGTATTGATGTTGCCAATGGGTATACAGATCAATTTGTAGAGCATTGTGCTAAAATAAGAAATAAGTTTGGCACAAGACCTATCATAATGGCTGGAAATGTATGTACTCCAGAAATGGTGCATGAGTTGATTTTGCACGGTGGAGTAGATATCGTTAAGGTTGGTATTGGGCCGGGGTCAGCATGTACAACTAGATTAAAAACTGGCATAGGATATCCACAGTTATCTGCGATTGACGAATGTTCTCATGCCGCTCATGGACTAAAAGCTAAAAACAAACATCTAGGATTGATTTGTGCTGATGGTGGATGTAGAACGCCAGCAGATGTTGTCAAGGCATTTGCTGCCGGTGCAGATTTTGTTATGCTTGGAGGAATGATAGCTGGATCAGAACAGTGCGATGGTGAATGGTCTTACATTGGAGACAAACGAGTTCTGACGTTCTACGGAATGAGTTCTCATGCAGCACAAGAAAAATATGGTGGAGTCAAAAACTACAGGGCTAGTGAAGGTCGTATTAAAATAGTTGACTATAAAGGTAATGTATTAAATATTGTTGATGATATACTAGGTGGTATAAGGAGTGCGTGTGCTTATGTCGGTTCTGATAGTTTAAAAGATTTGCCAAAGTGTGCAGAATTCATTAGAGTAAACAGAGTTCATTTTGATAAAACTACATAGAGGAATAAAATGAAAATATTTGAAATAGGCGTTGGTCATTTATATCACTGTAGAACAAAGCAATTTGTTAATACAGATATTGAATGCTATTTATTTGAACCTAATCCAATATGTTTTGAGGAATTGAAATCTAGCCTGTCTTATTTTCCTAATTTTAAATTATTTAATTATGCTGTTGGATCAGAAAATAAAATATGCAATCTTTTTTTAGCTGGACCATCTTCATTCTTAGAAGGAATTGCATCCCCACAAAAAGGAATTCAGCCAGAAGCAGAATCTGAGTTGAGAAAAGCATCTATAAATATGAAGTCTATCAAGGAAATTGATAATGGAGATATAGATGTTTTACTATTAGATACAGAGGGAAGCGAATTTGATATTATTAAAAATCTTATAAGTAGACCAAAACAAATCTCTGTAGAAATGTATAGCTTTGGGGTTGAATACAAAAATCCACATTTTGATGAAATCATAGAATGGATGAACGATAACAATTATGAACTTATAGAAAATGTATGGAATCCACAAGTACAGCCAATTGGCGAAGATTATGTCTTTCAATTAAAATCTAATTATTAATTTATGAATTTGCTAAAATGGGATTATAGATTTCTTGACTTGGCGGAATTCATTTCTAGCTGGTCTAAAGATCCATCTACTAAAGTTGGTGCCGTAATAACAGATCGTGATAATAGGATAATATCCGTTGGTTACAATGGGTTTCCAAAAAATATTCATGATTGTACAGAGATGCTAAATAATAGAGAAACTAAGTATAATATTATAGTACATGGAGAAATGAATGCTATATTATTTGCAAACAAATCTCTTATAGGTTGTACTTTATATACTTACCCTTTTATCCCATGCCCAAGATGTGCTAGTATGATAATACAATCTGGAATTACTAGAGTGGTATCATACAAAAATTCAATAGATAGGTGGGAAAAAAATTTTATATTATCTCGTTGGCTTTTTGAGCAAGCAAAAACAGAATTAATAGAGTATTATCCCAAATGAGTAAAAATAAGAGAACGGTAAAAGAAACCCTAGACTTAATAGAAGAATGCGTTTATTCAAATAAGCTTGAATTTTTAGCAGAATTAATAGTTAGATTAGAAATGGAATATATTGATATTGCTAGAATTGCTACTGATGACAACTATCAATTGGGATGGACCCATACTCAAGTATTAGATTATATGACATACGAACAAAAACCATAAGTGTTTTTAATGTTACAACAGAGTATAACAAGGTAAACAAAAAAGGAGAAAAATATGACAGTTATTGATATGGCAAAAGCACATTTGCAAAATGTTGCTCAAAGGATTGAAGAGTTAACAAAACAACAAGCATTAATTCAAAAAGAAATTGAGCAGTTAAAAGCTTATGTGCAAAGTGGTGTTAAAGATATTCAAGTTTTCGAAGAATCAAGTAGTAACGAAGAAGGAGATTGATATGAATTATAGTGAACTTTTTAATAGACTATCCAACCTAGCTGATGCATATCACTGGGATATTAATAAGAACCGTGTAACTGCCACAATTCAGAGTGGCTATTACAAAGGTTTTACCTTGAATCCAATTACAGCACTTGCTCATAAGTCTGGATTTGGTTTTTTTAATAATAATCGTGAAGATACAGAATTTGCTGCTAGGCTTTTAGGTATTCCACGATCAATTGCTAGAAATGTATATAGTGCCACCCTAGGCACATATAACCGTGGCAATACACAGGTAGTAAGAGGAAGAATCCGTTCAGCACTGGAGGTATGATAGCATGAATATTAATACGTGGCTTGGTTGTGGACGATTAACAAAAGATGCAGAACTAAGTACTACTCAAAAGGGTACTGCTATGGCAAAGTTCCGTATGGCAGTTAATGATCGTCGTAATGAAGATACTCTATTTTTAAATATCCTTTGCTTTGGAAAGATGGCTGAAGCATTAAAGGATCACTTAAAAAAGGGCAGATTGGTTGGCGTTCAAGGAAAGTTAAAAATTGATGATTATCAAGATAAGGATGGGAATCAAAAGAATTCTATATGCGTAATGGCAGATGAAATTTCTTTAGGCCCGTCTGGAATTGTAGGGCAAGATTCTAAAGAGTGAATTGGATAGTCAATCTGTCTAGTAAATGGCCCGTTGCCTTGTGCTTCGGGCCATTTTTTTTAAATTCTCCTCTTGACTATGACGATGGTTAAGGTATAATCGGGCTAGGAGAAATGCTATGAATCCACAACCAGATCCAATGATTGGTAACATCTTTGCCTTTATTTTTATAATCGCTGTTATCATTTATTCATATAAAGCTTATTTAGATTGCCAAACTTTCGATTGTGACAAATTTGTAATTGGATACATAGAAGATTACAAATATATCGAAAAGCCAAAACCAATAAGATCAAAAGCTATAACTCAAAATAAAAAACCACAAAAGAAAACTAAGCCAGTTATTGTAGAGGTAGAAGCAACTACAAGTACAACCACAACTACTTTGCCACCTTCTCCCCCTAAACGTGATGAGCAACTTTATAATGATTGTATAAATTCGCTTATAGCACTTGGATATAAAAAGACAGAAGCCAAAAATCAAACAAAGCATGTTTTTGATAGGCACAATGTAACAAGTATTCAAGATTTTATTAAACTAGTCACTATTAATACTATAGATTTTACATGAACATATTAGATCAATCTCTAGACATAGCGATGAGTTTACTTCCTAGAGCAAAAGAAGAACGAAATACTAAAAACAAATTTTTTCATTTTGCATTTGGATATAAAAAAAATAAGCTTCTTGCCATAGGTCAAAACAATCCAGAGAAAACACATACTCAGGCATTAATGCTTGCAAAACGTTTTAATACTGATTTAGAATATCCATATTTTCATGCTGAGACAGACTTGATATCAAGATTATGGGGCAAACATTATATAGATGGCAGTTTAAAAATGGTTATAATAAGACTAAATAAAAGAGGAGAACTAAGGTGCAGTCAACCGTGTGAACGATGCGACAGAATAATACAATCTCTTGGAATACACAAAGTTTGGTGGAGTATAGATAATGGATTCAATAAATAATCTTATTGGGATGAGAACTTATTTGGTTGGTGCTATGGATAGAGTTCCAGATGGCGGTATTGGTTGGAGACAAAGAATTACTGGAATATTACAAAAAATGGGAATTGTTGTTATTGATCCGTGTCGTAAACCAATAAACGGCGTAATAGAAGATGAAGAAACAAGACACTGGATAGATTATTATAAAGAAACTGAACAATATGACAAAATCAAAGATAAATTTGGTATTATAAGAAGTGCAGACTTAAGATGCGTAGATGTATCAGATTTTATAATTGCATATATTGATCTAGATATTCACGCATGTGGAACATACGAAGAAATAGTAACAGCCAACAGGCAAAAAAAGCCTGTTTTAGTATGGTGCGAACAAGGGAAAAAGAATGCACCAAATTGGTTATTTTTTATGTTACCCCACGAACATATATTTAATTCTTTGAGTGAAATATTAAATTATCTTGACGAAATTAACAAAGAAGCAGATGTTAAGAAACTAAAAAGATGGTTCTTTTTTAAATATAACAATATAGGATATAATACATGAACATTAATATAACATGCCCCATAAACCAGTTGGGATATGGAATAACAGGATTGAACATAGTTAAGACCCTCAGTAAAGATAATGATGTGTCTTTATTTATGATTGGTCATCCACAGGTTACAAACCAAGAAGATATAGATATAATATCAAAATGCATACAAAATGCACACTTTTTTGATTCAAATGCTCCATGTATAAAAATATGGCATCAACATGATATGGCTCAATTTGCCGGTAGAGGAAAAAGGATTGGATTTCCAATATTTGAATTAGATAAATTTAGTGATATAGAAAAACATCAGCTGCAATCTCTGGATATTATTTTTGTTTGTTCTAACTGGGCTAAAAAAGTAATTCTTAATAATATTAAAATATCTAGCAGCAAAGTAAAAGTGATACCACTTGGAGTTGATTCATCTATATTCCAACCCTGCGAGATGCCAGTTGACACCCCAACTAGATTTTTTAACTGCGGTAAATGGGAAATACGCAAAGGCCACGATAAATTAATTGATATCTTTAACTCAGCGTTCAATGAAGATGATAATGTTGAACTTTTTATGATGTGCGAAAACCCATTTTGCACAGAAGAAGAACAAAGAGAATGGATAAATTTATATAAAAATTCAAAGCTAGGATCTAAAATACATATAATTCCAAGACAAAGCACTCAACAGGAAGTGTATAATATTATGCGACAAATGCATTGTGGCATATTTCCAGCAAGAGCAGAAGGATGGAACTTAGAACTATTAGAAATGATGTCTTGCGGAAAGCAAGTCATTGCAACCGATTATTCTGCCCACACCGAGTTTTGTAATTCTAATAATTCATTGCTAATACCAATCAAAGACACTGAAACAGCATATGATGGTAAATGGTTTCATGGTCAAGGAAATTGGGCTAGATTAGATGATAATGCTATTGGACACGCCATCAGACATATGAGGCATATACATTATCTTAATATGAACAAAAAGTTAAATGAAAATGATGAAGGAGTAAAAACAGCCAAACAATTTAGCTGGTCAAATACCGGAAGGAAAATAATTGATGTTATTTAATTTTTTTAAAAAAAACTCAGATGAAACTTATGAACAGCAGCAAAGTCAATCTAATAAAACTATAGTAAAGCTTAGTTACTGTATGATCGAAGGAGCAAAAACCCCTATAGTAGACGTTGAAATAGAAGAATACAACGACAAATGTATAGATGCCTTATGTAATATATTAGATGTTTTATCAGAAGAGGGATCATTTATTGAAACTATGGGAATAGTAAAAGATGGCATGATAGCAGATGGTCAAGAAGAATATTTAATTAAAATAATTACTCATATCGGACAAAAGAATAAGTTCAGATCATCTAAAGCTCTTAAAGATGGGGAACCATGTATAAAACCATCCGACGTTTTACGCTAACATAGGAGATAAATATGGCAAAGTTTGAAAAAAAGATTGGGTGGCAAAAATATGAAGATTATATTGAAAAACAATTGTCTTGTCCCATATTGCAAAATATAATTCAAAATATGTTGGCACAAAACCTAGAAGATGCTATAGATGGTGAAGAAGAAGAAGATGACGATGACTCATATGAAGAGCCAATCAAAAAAAACATGCCATCGATGGCTATAAGCCAAATGATGCCACTTACGCCTCAAATAATAGAAGATGTTTCAATGTTATCTAATTTTGACTGTTGGATAGGACACACAAATTTTGACATAACACCAAAAATAAAAGAAAAATTAAATAAAACTCCCGGCGTTGAGATTTTAAAAATATTTAGCAGATATAGATTTTTTGTTGGAATAGGTGAAATGTTTGATTTTCAAGATGTTAGATTTGATATTGAGCAAAAATTAATAAAAGGAGAATTTGAAAATGAATGATTGTATTAACGTAAAGATTGAAAACGCATTGAAAGATGACAATATATTAAAAATAATGAATAAGGCTTCTAGACGATTTAGAAATCAATTAGATTCAGATTCAATTAGGACTTGTCAGATGAATGCACTGTGGAAAACTTTTGTAAACTACGATGAAACAAAGGGTGCAAAGTTTACAACGTATTTATATAAAGGTGTTTTTATTGAATGCATGAAAGAAATTAAGTTTGATCAAAAAAATAAATTTGGAGGAAAATTACATAGTAATATTGCATCAGATAGAGATCATTTTTTGATGATAGATTTGATGGATGAGTTTAAAAACGAAGAAGACAAAAAATTGATTGAGGACAGAATTAGTAATATGACTATATCAGAAATATCTGAAAAACATGGTAAAAATAGAGAAAGCGTCAGGCGTAAAATACATAAATTAGCTAATAACATAAAGGACAAATTCTGCTAAATGTGTATATAATTTTAGGAACTGGACTTTAAAGGATGCGGACATATTATTTTGCAAATTTTAATTTAAAAGGAGAATATTATGGCATCCCAAAAAGTAGTTTCTGCAAATGTGTACAACAATGACGGCGGCGTTGTCATCCAAGCCGGTGCAGTATCAGAAAATTTAACTGATCTATCAATTAGAACAAATTTAGCATTGGTAAAATCATATGGCACAGCCGTTGTACAAGATACACCGTCTGCTCCACTTGATTATACCGACCCTCACGGTGTTACAAAGGTAAAAAGTGCTGGTACTTTTGCCTATACACCAGCCCCCGGCACAGATTTCTTATTAAGAAATGCTGGCGACAATGCTACTAACATCAATGGTTCAGCAAGTACTGCACTATTAATCCCCGGCGGTGCAACAGAATATGTTGTCAACAAGAATCTAAAGACAACTCAGGTTGGTTCATATGCAACAACCAAGTTTAATCTACTTGCAACTCCATCTAGTGGTGTTTTCCCAGGCTTAACTAGAGGCACTGGTGCTGGCACAGCAGTTACTTATCAATCAACAAGCGGTAATTATCCAGCAGTTGATGACGCTGCAACTTTAAGTAGAACAGTTCCCGGCGAACTTACTTACATGTTTGGAGCTTACTTACCAACACGTAATGTTGCCTACAAGGCTAAAGATAGTAACGAATAAGTCGTTATTTTGGATAAGTGCCTTTTGAGAAATCTTAAGGCACTTTATCCTTCTTTTTTCTACGGAGGCACATATGCTAGATATAAAAAATCCAGAACATATCACCTTTATTTTTAGTATTGTTGGTGGTTTAGGAACATTTTTTAGCATAATGTGGGTCAAAGCAATTAAACCTACATTAAACTTCGTAAAAGGACAAGAAGAACTTGGTAAATCATTAGAAACAATCAAAAAAGAACTCACAACTAATGGTGGAAATAGCTTAAAAGACGCTATTGTAGACTTAAGATCTACCATTAATAGAATGGAAAAAAGACAAAAGGTAATAGAACAACGAACGAAAGCTGCCTTACATTATAATGATGTGGCTTTATTTGAAACAGACGATCACGGTAGACTAACTTGGACAAATAATAACTTTTATGAATTAACACAAGATGTTGTTAACAGCGTAGAAGGATATGATTGGTTAAATTATATAAAAGAAGAAGATAGAGAAGATCTTTTTGATGAATTGAAATCTTGCTTAAAAATGAATAGAAAGCTAGTCAAAATAGTAAAAACAGTAGATGATAAGATAGTCAAGATGATGGGATTTCCGTATAGGATAAGCGATAAAGAGCATGGAGGATTTTTAGTAAGCATTTCTCAACTCAAGGAGACATAAAATGTCAGAAGTCAAATGTGGTTCTGGTGCATTTTCATTAAATACAACTGATTTAATTGCAGTTGGCAAGAATGCAGCTTTAGTTGGTTTAGCAGCCTTATTAACATATGTTGGTGAAAATCTAACAAAATTAGACCTTGGCAGCATGACAGCATTAGTTGTTCCAGTTACCGTGGTCGTTATTAATACTGTTGTTAAATGGGCTAAAGATAACACAACAAAGTAATTACAATGTTTAAAACACCTAAAGATTTATTAAAAGCCTATAAAGAAGGCTTTGTAGGATCATACTGTGATCCAAAAGAGTTAGATAAACTCTTAGGAGAACTGCCACATCCACTATTCGGTGTGGCAGCACATGATCTTTCTGGAAGCGGTAAAGGAAAATTAGCACTTCCATTTAAATCCTTATTAAAGTTTGACCCAGCATTTGGACCGTCAGAAAGGCAGGTTCAAGGTGACTGTGTGTCACATGCTACGCGAAATAGCGTAGATATTACACGTAGCTGTGAGATTATAAATGGCGAACGAGAAGAATTCGTAGCCCGTGGTGCCACGGAAGGCATCTATGGCTCACGCGGACACGGTGGCGAAGGTATGACTTGTGCTGGTGCTGCACGATTCGTTCATGAAACGGGTGGAATTCTACTTCGTAAGAAGTATGGTGAATATGATCTTTCAGAATATAGTGCAATTGGTGGTAAATGGGGACGCTCTGGGGTTCCAGAGGAACTAATTAAGTATGCTCAGAAAAATCAAGTCAAAACCATAAGTTTGATCAATACTATAGATCAAGCGCGTGATGCACTATTTAATGGTTATTCCATTAGCGTATGCAGTAATTCTGGATTTAGTTCTAGAAGAGATAAGTATGGAATAGCAGCACGATCTGGTTCGTGGGGCCACGCTATGGCTTGGATAGCGATGGATGATACCCATGAAATATATGATGAAACACTATTCTTAGTCCAAAACTCTTGGGGAGTTTGGAACAATGGTGAAAAACGTTTAGATCAACCCGATGGCAGTTTCTGGATTAGAGAAAGAGATGCGGCAGAAATGCTTGCACAAAATGGCTCTTGGGTATATAGTGATGTAAACGGTTTTCCTCCAAGAAAAGTAGCTTGGACCTTAAAAGACATATTTTAATAAGGGGTTAAAATGGCCATAACAACAACAGACGTTATTACCAACGTAGTATCTGGTAGAGAAACTATTCAGAACGGTTCAGCCGTTGTATATTGTTTTTTTGGAGTGCCAATCAGTGGCAGTGGAAATTATCAAGCTCTTGTAAGCCCTTTTGAATACGAAAAGTCTTACTCATATACTGCTAATGAAACTAGACTAAAGAATAGGTTTGATGATGTGGCTTACTTCTTTACTGGTAGTGGTCATCCAAATAACTAAAAATTAACATGGCTAATATAAAAATAACAGAACTACCATCAGCAACATCTATAACAAATGATGATTTATTAGTTACAGTAGACAATTCAAGTCCACCTGTTACTAAAAAAATAACTTTTGAGAATATAAAAAATGGTTTGCCCCAATCATCCCGTGTTATTTATGCTTCTAAGCATGGGTGTGCATTAAATAGTAATATAAATACTGGAGGTGGTACAGATGATACTGCCGCCCTGCAAGCTATACTTGATTTAGCTCAAGATGGAAAGCCCCTTGAAGTAATTATAGACGGTGTAGCTAGGGTATCAACATTAAGAGTATGGAGAAACACTACAATAAGATGTCTTTCTGGTGCTGGAGTTTTTCAAACTGGGGGTTCAAATTGGCATTTATTAACAACTGGATATGTATTGCCAACAGAACCAAGTCATGATAATATTTCAATAATTGGCGGGACTTGGAACTGCAATGCGGCACATCAATCAAAATGGGAGTTAAATCAACCTAATCCATATAATGGTAGTAGCACTACCATAAATAATGGTCGTATTTGGAATTTAGGATTTTGGATTGGTTGGGGTAAAAATTTTATAATGCGAGATGTCATTATCAAAAATTCAAAAACTTATTCTTTAGCTCTTATGGAATTAGAAAATACTGTAATAGAAAATTTACAGTCAATTTGGGATGATGGAGATGAAAATTTAGTATATGGAACTAACAAAGATGGCATTCATTTATATGGAACCATCAAAAATATGTTAATTAAAAACTATTCATGTATTAATGGTGATGATGATTCTATAGCTTTTAATACTGATGAAAACATGGATCTTGGGATAGGAGTTGGATTAGGTAATTTAATTGACCCTAGATGGACAGGTATGGGTGGAGATATTTACAACGTCACCGTTGATGGTTGTTATCTAAATTCAACAAACGGTATAAGAGTAATAGGTTATGCTAATAAAAGGGGTCTAAATGGAAATGGGATAAATCCTAAAATAGATCATATTTTTTTAAAAAATATATATGGACGTATAACTAATCTTCCTATGCAATGGTTTGGTAGCTTTGATGCGGGATTATTTTCTATTGACGGTTGGCACGTTACTGGGCAAAATGAAATCTATATGATAGAACCATACCCAAATGAGGTACACCTTAATAACATTAGACAAGGTACACCAATAACTATATACAATTATTATACCCTTACTCTAGGCAATGGATTTGAAGAAAATCAAGGGTGGAGTGGAACAGGTTTAAATCAAGTTGGTGGATTGTTTAGTGAGTATGGACCCTAAGACAAATTGGAGAATATATATATGAGTATTACATACAATAATATGCCAGAATTAGTAACAAGAGTTCTCAAAAAAACAACATCTCAGACTTTTGAGCATATAACAACTGTTTATAGAAATGGAATACAAAATATTTGGAATAATCCTAATGGCGTAAATGCGACAAAAATATCAGAACAATTAGGAACAGATGCGAAAAAAGTGTTTGAATTTTATTATTCTCTTGGTCAATTTATTAATTCAATAAGTCCAGAAGACATTGTAGAAATCAATAAACTAATTGGTTCATATAATTTAAATGAAGATGGTAGTGTAACAATTTTACAATCTAATGAATAAAGTGTTAGTTATGAAAACAAAAATATTATTAATTTTATTTCTAGTTATTTTTGCTGGATGCTCAAATAATATGTTTTCTGTTAATCCAGAAGATATAACAAATATGTACTCTTCTTACGTAACGGAGTGGCAAGAAAAGTGTAAGACAGCTTTTGACAACGCAGAGAAAGAGGTTTTCAAAGTAGATCCAAAACCACAGCCAGTTGTGGATACTGATCCAGATCCCGCAAAATGCGTTTGCAAAGGTACAGGAATAATTGTTCAAGGAGATGGTCATAAAACAGTATGCCCATTTCATGCAAAGACCACTAATTTAAAGAGGTAATAAGATGGAATCGTGGAATGTTTGGTTAATTGTAATTGCTCTGCTTATATTAGCAACTAATTTTGTAGATATTCCATACTGGGTGTCTAGACTATTTGCTAAGTCTAATGCCAAAATTTTAGAAAATAAAGAAGAGGGATTCTTGGAAATAGTTAGTTTATGGTATCAGCTAAAAAACAAATGCGATGAATACCATTTAACAGTAGCGTCTGAGAAATTAGACGAAGTATTTCCACTATTAAACAAAGTAATTGAGGACAACGATGGAAAAGTTTCTTAAGGTCAGAAATTTATTAGCACTTGTTTTGATAGGAATAGCTTTATATCAACCAATATTAAGTGTAATTCCAATATCACCAAAACCAGAAGTTGCTATTCTAAATATTGACAAACCAAGTGATGAAATAGTTGAACTAGTCAAGCCAGTATCATCATTGATCACTGATCCAACTGATAGGGCTAAAGTTGCTATTTATAGTCAAGAATTTGCCAATCGTATTAAAAAGTATGATACTGATTTGCAACAATTAAATGATCTCTTGGTTTTAGCGGCAACCGATTTTTTCCAAGGCTCTATAAAAGACAAGTACGAATCGTTTGATGATGGCGTATTGGGTCTTATCACTGGGGTCACTGGCGATGATAATCACAAATTATCAGATGAAGAAAAAAACAAGTTATCAGATAGGTTTATGGGTTTGGCTTGGTCACTAATACAGAAGAATTAATATGGCAATACCAATTTCGCAAATCAAACAAATTGTTGACTTTATATTTTCAAAAAATGGCTATGACATTAAAAATCTAAATATAAGTTTTCCACAGCCATTAGATATAAAGATAATCAAAGATACCTCTGAAAATATCATATTATCTTTTACAGAGTCTCTTCCAAAAGTAACTTGGAAAAAAATCATAAAACTAAGTGCCTATGTTCAAGGCTTGACTTTAGGCAAAGAGGGTGGTACACTAAAGCTAAAGTATCTACCAGATATAAAGTTTTCGTATGATGAAAACTCAGAAGCTTTATTTGGTAGCTCTTTCGACACTAGCGACATAGAGGCTCAAATTGATGCTGAATATCAAGATGAAGAGAGAAACTTTTTAGCCAAAAAATGTTTGCAGTATGGCAACGAATGGGCTACAATAGCTAGCCAAGGTGGAACAAACTTTGCGGAGTGCGACTCATATAGCAAGAGGCAATTAAAAAGAGACTGCAAAGATTTTGTAATGTCTAATGTAAAACAAGATCCAGAAGTAATGTATGGATCTGTTGTACTAACATTCTTGCTAATCTATGTTGTATTGCCCGTTATATTAAAGTTTATACTTGAAAGATTGTTCAGAAAACTTTTTAACGAATATTGATAGTTGATTAAAAGAAAGAGGGAATTATGCGCGTTCAGAAGAGGAACGGTAGTTTCGAAGTCTATACAGTTGAAAAAATTCATAAGGTTGTAGAATGGGCGATTAAAGACATCGCTAACGTTTCTTGGTCAGACATAGAGATGAATGCCAAGCTCTCTTTAAAAGATGGAATAACAACAGAAGAAATCCATCAAATCTTAATCAAATCTGCCAATGATCTAACATCTCCAAGCAAACCCAATTATCAGTATGTTGCATCACGATTACTGAATATGTCTCTTAGGAAAGATTTATGGGAAAAGTATGATTCTCCACCAAGTCTTTTATCTCATATAAAAAGCAATGTAGAAGCTGGAGTATATGATGAGGCTATACTTCACAAATGGAGTGAAGATCAAATCAATAAGATAGAAAAGTTTATCGACCACGATAGAGATTATCTATTTACCTATGCGGGGTTACAGCAAATGATAGATAAGTATCTTATCAAAAATAGATCAACTGGTAAGATATATGAAACACCACAGTTTGCTTATGTATGCATTGCTATGTCTCTATTTGAGACAGCAGAGGATGTAGAAGAAGCATATGAATGTTTCTCCACATTTAAAATTAATCTTCCAACCCCAATCATGGCTGGCGTGAGAACTAAAATCAAGCAGTTTGCTAGTTGCGTATTGGTAGACGTTGAAGATGATTTAAGTTCTATATTCTCAAGTGTACACGCGGTGGGAAAGTATACAGCAAGAAGGGCTGGCATTGGTTTAAATATTGGGCGAATTAGACCTATCAATTCAAGTATAAGAGGTGGAGAAGTTATTCACACCGGTCTTATCCCATACTTAAAGATATTTGAATCTACAGTCAAGGCCACAAGCCAAAATGGTATTCGCGGCGGTTCTGCGACTGTTCATATTCCATTTTGGCATTATGAGATTGAAGATGTAATGACTCTCAAGAATAACGCTGGAACTGACGATAATAGAGTAAGGAAGTTGGATTACTCTGTTCAGTTCAACAAGCTTTTCTATGAACGCTTAATTAAGAATGAAGATATCACTTTGATGAGTCCACATGAAACTGGCGGTCTTTATAGTTCTATGAATAACAATGAAGACTTTAAAAAACTATATGAGAAGTATGAGAACTCTCGCCATGTAAAAATGAAGAAGAAAATTAACGCTAGAAAGCTAGCTGAGATTTTTACTAAAGAAAGACTAGAAACTGGTCGCATCTATGTAATGAATATTGATAACGCCAATGAACATGGGTCATGGGACGCTCCAGTTTATATGAGTAATTTGTGCCAAGAAATTCTTCACCCCACAGTTCCAATATCATCTATTGATGACGAAGAGGGCGAAATCGGTATTTGTATTCTTTCAGCACTAAACTTACTTGAATTAGAAAATGAAAAAGATATAGAAAAAGCATGTTCAATTGTAGTAAGATCATTAGAATCAATAATTGATTATCAAGATTATCCAGTTAAGGCTGGAGAGAATTTCACTAAAAATCGTAGATCTTTAGGAGTAGGAATAACCAACTTCGCAGCATTTTTGGCAAAGCACAAGCTTAAGTATGATGATCCAGAAGCACTAAAATTAGTCCATGAAACTATGGAAAAGATTCAGTGGTATTTGCTTAATGAATCTTGCAAACTTGCTAGACTTAAGGGACCATGTAGTAAATTTAATGAGACTAAATATTCTCGCGGATTGCTTCCTATTGATTGGTACAAAAAAACAGTTGACGAACTAGTTAAGCCAGAGTATACTATGGATTGGGAAGGTCTTCGTTCCAGAATTAAGCAGTATGGACTAAGACACTCTACCCTAACTGCCATAATGCCCTGTGAGTCCTCTAGCGTCATCCAGAATAGCACAAATGGCATTGAACCCGTTAGGAGTCTAATGTCCTACAAGAAGGCTAAAAACGGCATTCTAAAGCAGTTGGTGCCTAATTATGCCTCTCGTAAGAATTATTATACTTTAGCGTGGGAAATGGAAAATAATAAAGCTATTTTAAATATTTGTGCTATTTTACAGAAATTCGTAGATATGAGCATAAGTGTTAATTTATATTATAATTATTCTCATTACCCTGACGGCAATATTCCCTTGAGCGTTTTGATAAAAGATCAAATACAGGGGTATAAATATGGTGTAAAGAACTTTTACTATTGCAACACGCCGGATGGTGACGGAAATACTGAAAAATCATCTGGATGTGAATCGGGGTCTTGCTCAATATGAAAACAATACTAAATAAACATAACGTTGATTATCTTGCTCAACCGCTTTTTCTAGGCGAAGATCTTTCTCTACAGAGATATGACAAGTTTAAATATCCTGTATTTTTTGATCTATACAAGAAACAGATTGAGTTCTTCTGGAGGCCAGAAGAAATAGAATTGAAGAAAGATAGAAACGATTTCAAGAATGACGATATAATGTCAGAGAATGAGCGTTTTATCTTTACTTCTAATCTTAAGTATCAAACCATGATGGATAGTGTTATCTGTCGTGGTGTGCCAACTCTCACAGAATATGTTTCTAATCCAGAATTAGAAGCGTGTATGAATGTTTGGCAATTTTTCGAACAAATTCATAGTTACAGCTATACATATATTATTAAGAATGTATATAATAATCCTAGCGAAATATTAGATAGCTGCTTAACAGACAAAGAAATTCTTAAAAGAGCTAACGTAGCAATCAAAGAATATAACGCTTTACGAGAAATAGGTCATTCCGGCAAAGTCAAAGATATAAAAAAGCAGATTTACCTAACTCTCATTAGCGTTAACATCCTTGAGGCGGTTCGATTTTATGTATCATTTATTTGTGCATTCGCATTTGCAGAAAATAAGAAAATGATTGGGAATGCGGATATTATCAAACTCATCAAACGCGATGAAGCATTACATCTTTATAATACTCAAGAAATTATTAAAATTCTTCATAGCGTTCCAGAAGAAGGTTTCGTAAAGATAGCAGAAGAGTGCCAAGAAGAAGCAGTTGCTATGTTTGAATCAGCAGCGAATGAAGAAAAAGCATGGTCAGAGTATCTATTTAAAGATGGATCAATTATTGGTCTAAATGAAAAAGTCATGGCAGAGTATATAGATTGGCTATGCATGACTAGAAGAAAAAACATAGGTTTGCCATATGATAAAGGTACTAGAAATCCAATATCTGGATGGACTGACCCTTGGATGAATAGTGAATCAGTACAAGTTGCACCACAAGAACATGAAATTACTTCGTATAAAATTGGTGCTAGTAAAAATGATTTAGAGGATGTTGACCTAGGAGGATTTGATCTATGATTTCTGTACAATTACTTGATGGCAAAGCGAAAGTTCCAACCAAAGCTAATCAAAATGACGCAGGATTTGATTTATATTCAATACTTGATACTGTCATACCACCAAAACAACGTAAGACTGTCAGAACGGGGATAGCATTGCAAATGCCAGACCATCTAGCCGGTTTAATTTGGCCCAGATCGGGCTTATCAGTTAAACAGGGAATTGATGTTTTGGCTGGAGTAGTGGATAGCGGATATAGAGGAGAAATAATGGTATGTTTATATAATACCTCTGATGAGGTTGTTGGTATAAATACCGGGGATAGAATCGCTCAGATTATATTCCAAGAGGTTCCTCGCGTAAGTATGGAGGTCCATGAAACGTTAGGTTCCTCGCAACGAGGAGACAACGGCTTTGGCAGCAGCGGCAAATAACAACCCGAGAAAGAATAATAAAAAAAATAAAAAGCAAACTCCTAAAGAAAATGTTTTAATAGCTAAAACGGACAATCAAAAAGAATATATCTTATCTATTGTTGAAAATGATATTATCTTTTGCACTGGACCATCTGGTACTGGCAAATCTTTTATTGCTGCCGGTATAGCTGCTGAACATCTTATGAAGGATAAGATAGAATCTATTATAGTAACAAGACCATTAGTTTGTACTGGTAAAGATATTGGTTCGTTACCGGGAGAACTGGGAGAAAAAATTAAACCATATCTACAGCCAATGGAAGAAAATCTTAAGTATTTTCTAGGTAGAGATAAGTTTGGATTGTATTATAATACTAGAAGAATTAGATTTGAGCCGTTAGAAACAATGAGAGGATCAACATTTCATAATGCTTATATGATTTTAGATGAAGCACAAAATTGTACCCTTGAACAGATTAAAATGTTTATCACAAGAATGGGTGAAAATTCTAAAGTCATGATAAATGGCGATACAAAACAAACAGATTTATATCGCGGAAATGGGCTATTAGAATGTATAGATAAATTAAGTAATATCAATGGTATTGGTATTTGCAGTCTAGGTTATCAAGATATACAAAGAAATGGAATATTAGGAGCGGTCTTACACGCTCTAGAATCTTGAGGAAAAAATGTTATATGACTATATTTGTGATGAATGTTCACATGAAATGAAGGATGTTTATCAGTCTATAAAAGACGAAGCACTGGTTACTTGCCCAAGCTGTGGAAAAGATAGCCTCAGAAGGGTAATATATGGTGGGATAGCTTCATTTATGAAGGAACCAAAGACCATTGGAAGTCTTGCGGATAGTAATTGGTCTAAAAAAGGTCATTACGAAAAGTCTGAAATAGAAGCTAAATCGAAGAAAAGTACGGAGGACGCTTCGTATTTTTCTTCATTTGGCTCTGCATCCAAAAAAGAAATAAGTAAAATGACAGAGGCTCAAAAAAGTAAATACATAATGACAGGTGAAAAATGAAGTTTATTAGCTCATCAGACAATATTGAAAATATTGACAAGAAACAAAATGTAGAAATCTTGTTTAACAAAGTTGGTCGCCCAACCGATGGAAACAATGAACTAGTCTTTGCCAAAACTATTAGTGTTGACATTGGAAATAATCAAAATCAAACTAAATATTTTATCTTAATTTATAAGAATCAACCTTATGATCCGTATGGTGCTGATAGTCATAGAGAATCTAATCTAAAATTAGAATTAAAATCTGTAAGTCAACAAACATACAATTATTATATCTCATACTTAAAGACTAAAAACTCATTATATATGACCAGATCGCAAAGGAGCTTTATAAATGGCTAAAACTGGGCCGCTAGGAAAGGCAGAATCTTTTTACACAGAAGAAAAATTTAAAATAGGTGAAACGGTAGAACAAATCGCTAAAGATTTGGATCGTGCTGTAAGTGCAATAGAAAAACATATCAAAAAAAATAAGATTGAAGCACCAAAAACAATAGTTGAACAGCAATTTGTTCGTCAGGGCGGTGCAACGATAATGACAGAAAATGCCTCATCTATGATCGACAGTAATCGTAGACCAATCAATAATACCAAATCTAATTGCATCACCAAAATACGATGAAAAATTTTATCACATCATACAAAGATTGGCTTGAAGAATATAGAAACGACAAGAATAAAACTTGGATAAGAGCTATTCTGTCAAATGGAGTTGAAATATATTTATTAGACTATTCAGAGTGGTTAGATCTCAAATCGTATTGTAAAGAAAAAAAACTTTCTGTTAAAAAGATTGGCTTACAATATAGATCTCACTCAATAGAAATTGATACGTCAGATTGTCACGGTGTATATCTAACAAGATCTATAATAGGATCATTTGATAAGACAACTAGACAAACTTTTACAATTGGGAAGTTAGTTGGAGACACAGTTAGAAAAACTATCTGGATAATTCCAGAACTTATACAAGAACTTGAAGATGAAGACAAAGTTGAAAATTGTTTTGAAGAAGCATTGATATATAATTATGACGAAGAAAGAAAAACCTGAGCTTTTTAATCAAGATTATCAAAAGCAATGGTCAGAGACTCACAAATACAAGCACATTCACACCGGTGAATATTGTACATTTGAATCTTATGTTGCTGAATATATAGTTATAAGAAGATCAGAAAAGTTGAATCTTGGTAAACCAGCATATAAATTCTGGACTAAGGGAGATCCTTTGCATTGGCTATGGAAAAAGCAGCATGGTGCTGCTGTTCAACTCAAGAAAAAATATAGTGAAGAAGCTATATTGCAAGCTATACAATCTAAAGACTTCGATAAATTGCTTGTACTTGGAGTTCAAAATGGAAGAGGATACAAAATAAATCCAGAAGCCGAAAAAGTTATAGCCAAGTATCATAAAAAACTTGAAGAAGAAAAAAATAAGCCTCAAGTAAATTTTGAAGTCAAACAAGAAAATACAACACTTGAAACCAGAGCTTCTGGTAGCTATAATACAAAAAGGACAACGTTGAACAAATTGAGGAATTTATGAGCAAAACTAAAAAGACATCGGGTAAGTTTTCAGAGGATGCAGTTAGCAATTCAATAGTAAGTAAATATGGAGATGTTGTTAGAAGTGGAACAGAAGTTCTTCAAAACATAAATAATCTTAGCGTCATCGGTATATCACCAGCATTGGATATCGCTTTGGGTGGTGGACTCAGAGAAGGGTCCGTTGTTGTAATGACAGGAGATCCAAAAAGCGGGAAAACGACAACAGCCCTTCATTTTGCCGCCAAGTGTCAAAAACTTAATAAAAGAATTATCTACATTAATACAGAAGGTAGACTATCTAAGCAAAATTTTGATGGTATTAGGGGTCTAGAGCCAGACAATATTATCATTATAGAATCAACTGACGAAAGAGTTCTATCGGCAGAAGATTTTCTAAATATTATTGAGTTTTATATTAACAATGATCCCGGCTGTGTTATCATTACGGACTCATTGTCTAATATGGTTCCAGCATGTGAATTAGAGGGAGAAGTCAGAACTGGTGTAAGAAATGCTTTACCTAGATTGTTGTCTATGTTCTTCAAGCGTATTAGTGGTACTTTAATGAAGAATAAGACCATACTAATTTGCATTACTCATAATATTGCTAATACTGGCGGATCTCCTTATGCACCGCAAAAGATGGCAGATTGTGGAAACATGTTACAATATCAAGCTGGTACAAACATGGTAATTACTCATCGTGGAAAGTGGCAAGTGCCAAAAGACACAGGTGTTCACGTTGGTCAAATAGCAAACTGGGTAATAAAAACATCTACAGCTGGCGGTAGACCAAATAGCACAGCAGAAAGTTGGATTAAGTACGGAGTCGGAGTTGATGAAGTGCAGGAAATAATTCAAATTGCCTGTGAGTTCAGACTTATAAAGGCGGCTGGAGCTTGGTATACTATACAGTGTGCTGTAGATGAACCAAATAATCCAATAGTTGCAAAAGTATTAGAAGAAAATCAGATAGGTAAAACTCTAGATGAGATAGAAAGATTTTTTAAGTTTCAAGGAGTAAATAACGTGGCTGAGTTCTTGAATAGTAATACGGCAATCTCATCATTTCTTTACGATAAGATAAAGGAATTACACTAATATGGATGTTTGGAATATAAATGATTCGTGGTATCATGGATATATTGATGCATGTAGATCAGCTGTATCAGATGACAAATATTTTCATACATTTAAATCCAATCCGGCGTATAATATTGTCTTAGAACATCTAGATTATAATCAAGGACTGTCTTATATTAAAGAAATAAAAAAAGATAGAGAGATAATGTCTAAAATAGAAATGTTCAAAGAAAATGATATCTTAGGTGGATCAAATATACAAGATTATAGAAATGAACACATTGGATATATTTCTCCATCGACTCTTAGATATATAAAAGTACTATGCGATTTACGTAATTTATTTGGTAGTCTAAGTAATTATAACATATGCGAAATAGGTGGTGGATATGGCGGTCAATGTAAAATAATAGATATATTTTTTAATATCAAATCCTATACATTAGTTGATTTATATGATGTAAACAGATTATCCAAACTTTACTTGGAACGCATAGGATTAAGCACAAAGATCAAGCATCTAACATACCCTATTCAAGACAATGATAAATATGATTTAGTTATAAGTAATTACGCATTTTCTGAGCTACCAAAACACGTACAAGATAATTATATGTATATTTTACAAAATTCTAAGCATGGATATATAACATTTAATAATAGTTCTACTGATAGTAGAATGACATATCATGCACATGATATACAAGACATAATAAAAAATTCTAATATTATTAAAGAAACCCCAGAAACATTACATAATAATCTAGTATTATATTGGTAGTTATGAAAGTAAAAGGAATAAATGGCAAAGAGTATACATGGAACCTAACTGGGTATGATGTTTTTAATGATGATAAACGTAAGAGATCTAAATATCATATTCGTGCTAGAAACCTACTAAAAGAAATCTACAATAGTTATAGAATATTAGAAGAAGTAAAATTACCGGGAAGCACAGCCTTACATAGAAAATCTGTACTGTATCTTGACTTTTACATTCCTTCTATTAAACTTGGAGTTGAAGTCCACGGAGAACAGCATTATGAATACAACCCATTCTTTCATAAGAGCAAAGCAGACTTCATAAAAGGTCAAGTTCGTGACGATGATAAAATAAATTGGTGCGAGTTGAATGGAATTGAACTAATAACCCTAAAATATTCAGAAAGTGACGATGAGTGGAGAAAAAGAATCAAAGGCATCTGATAAGTTAGCAGAACATATAACACTAATAAATGATTACATAAACAGTAGCAATACTAAATTTTCTTCTTTTAGAGAAGAATATTTGATGGTTGCTGATTTATCATTAGATCAACTAAGAAAAACTTCACAGCAGGAATTGTTTGATGCTGCATATTTACTTTATGGATATGCCACATATATTCAAGATGAAGTAAATAAAAATAAGGTTGCTTTAAATTGGTGCAACGATCAGATGGAAAAAATGATAGTAAAAAATCAACATGAATTTGGGCAATATACAAAACATGAATCTAAAAAACATATTCTTGCTAACAGTAACTCGTATGCCGCATCTCTAGAAAATATGAGAGAAGTAGCAGAGGCTAGATTGCAATCACTAGACGGCAAAGTGTTTGAACTAAAGAGAAAAGCTGATATATTACTTGAGAAAGGTAAACGATCATGAGTATGAACGATTTTATAAACATGCTCAACGATGAGCAAAAGCAAGCATTATTAAAGGCACTAGTTGGAGATAGCCCAACGGTGTCAAACGTTCCAGAAGAAGTAAAAAAGGAAAGCATAAAAAAGATACAATCTTCCACACCGCCTGCAAGTGTGAATGAAGATTTTACAATGTTTAAGCAGGACAGTACTTCTAATACTAGGAGAAAAGAACCCGTGAGAGCCAGAAAGAATGAGTGGAAGGATACAGGCGAATTCAGAGATGTAGAAACACCTCAGTTTGAAAAAACTCCACGCCGTCGCCAGCCACATAAAAAGGTTGAGGTAGAATGTCACGTTTGCGGTAAAACATTTAAAGAAGACGCACGATTCGTTCACGGTGATTATTATCGCTGTAATCGATGCACCGGAAAGTAGTATGGAAACTAAATTAACTGATATTGGATCAGAGAGAGCGGTTTTAGCTGGGCTTTTGCAGCACGGCATAGATGCCTATGTATCTATATCTGATGTCATTAATCAAGATAGCTTCGGTCACTTTAACAATCAAGTATTGTTTAAGTGTATTGAAAAGGTTATATTGAATGACCAGAAAGTAGATATACCATCTATTTTATCTGCATCAGAACAGTTGAGTCTTTCTGAGAGCATAAATACAGATCAAGAGTTGAAATACATAAAGTCCTTAATGGACTTCCCGATCAACAAAGATAATGTGTTTAGCTTTGCAATACAGATTAAGAAATTTGAATTTGCACGTAAGATAAAAGGTCTTACAGCAAAAATCCACAAGGATATAGATGATGTTACTGGGTCAGAGTCTATAAATGAAATTATACAAATTCTAGAAAATCCCGTTACAGACTTTTTACGAGAAGACGATAGCGGCGATCTTCCAGAGAAGATTGGCAAGGATGCCAAACAGTATTTAGAATTCCTAGAAGAGAACAAATGTGACATTATAGGAATACCAACAGGCTTTAATAAGTATGACGAAGCCATTGGTGGAGGACTAAGAAGGAAATGCGTTGATCTTATATCCGCACGACCAAAGGTTGGCAAAAGCGTATTTGCCGATAATGTAGCTTTAAATGTATCTTCTAAAGAAATTCCGGTATTAATGTTAGATACCGAAATGAGCAAAGAAGATCATTTGAATAGGCTATTAGCGAATATCAGTGGCGTTCCAATTAATGAAATCGCTACTGGAAGATTCACAGAGGATGATGAAAAACGACAAAAGGTATTAGACGCTATTGAAAAGATTGAATCCATACCGTATAGTTACGTTAGCGTTGCAGGAAAGCCGTTTGAACAAATACTTAACTTAATTAGACGATGGGTAATGCAAGACGTTAGAATGGATGACAATGGTAAAACAAATAACTGTCTTATTATATATGATTATCTTAAGCTAATGTCTTCTAGTTCTATAACCAATAACATACAAGAATACCAAGCACTTGGCTTTCAAATTACTTCTCTTCATAATCTTTGCGTTAAACTTGACATACCATGCCTTTCATTCGTTCAGCTTAACCGTGATGGCATAACCAAAGAAAGCACAGACGCTGTTAGCGGCTCAGATAGACTAATTTGGCTGTGTACTTCATTTAGTATCTTCAAGGCTAAATCGCCAGAAGAATTAGCAGAAGACGGTCCAAATGCTGGTAATAGAAAACTAGTTCCTATTGTGTCAAGACATGGTGGAGGATTAGATGATGGTGACTATATAAATATGGTCATGCAAGGATCACACGCCAAACTAAGAGAACTCAAGACTAGAAATGAATTTAAGAACCAGCCAGTAGGAGATACTGGCATGGTAAATCAAGACACATTAGATAAGTTAAAAATAAATGGACTTGCAGAAGATCAAGAGTGATCTAAATAATCGGGCAGAAGAAGTATTTTCAAGCCTTGGTATGAAATACGAGGTGTTAGGAGATAATATATACTGTAATTGTCCGGTACATGATGGCAGTGATAATCCAAGAGCTTTTTCCTTTTCAAAAGATAAAGGGATCTGGAAATGCTGGACCAGAGACTGTCAAGAGCAATATAGGAATGATATCTTTGGGGTTATCAGAGGATCAATATCGAAGGATAGCGGAATTGATGCCGGTTTTTCAGAAGCCTTAAAATGGTCTTGTAACTTTCTAGGAATAAATAAACAAAGCAAATCAAAAATAGTTTCTAAACCCAAGTTTGAGGAAGATGATTTCTCTAAACTTGTTAATACCATAAATTCTAGCATCACTCTAGATCAAGATTACCCAGCTATTAAAGAAGAAATATGTTCAGAGTTACCGTCAAAATATTTCATTTCTAGAGGATTTAAACCAGAAACATTAATGCATTTTGGGGTGGGAGACTGTACTAACAAATCATCTAAACTATATGATAGATCTATTATACCAATTCATAATGATACCGGTGAAAAAATAATAGCATGTATAGCACGATCTATCAAAGATTATAAGCATCCTAAATTTCTACTAGATCCCAAGGGTTTTGATAAAAGATATTTTTTCTATAATTATCACAGAGCTATAAGTAGCGTTCAAAAAACCTCATCCTTAGTTTTAGTTGAAGGGCAAGGCGATGTTTGGAGGCTATATGAGGCTGGAATTACTCAATGTATGAGTATTTTTGGAAGAACTCTTAGCAAAGAGCAGGAAACAAAACTGTACAAAATGCCACTCACGCATATAGTAGTTCTGATGGACAATGATCAAGCAGGAAGAGAAGCAAAGGTTCAACTGCAAAGACAGCTAGGTAGAATGTACAAGCTTTCTTTTCCAAGAATACCAACTAAGGATGTTGGCGAAATGAGCGTAGAGCAGATCAACAAAATAGTAATACCACAAATCCGGGGAATAGTTAATGGTTAAAATAATAGGTATATCTGGTAGAAAACAATCTGGTAAAAATACAATCGCAAATTATATGAATGGCGATGTTTTACAAAACAAAATGATGATTGAACAATTTTTCATTGAGGATGACGGTAAGCTTGGAATACAAACCAAAGACTCAGCGGGAACTAGTGGGTATGGCATATTTGATGTTACAAGAAAGGACAATGTATTTGTTGAGTATGCACAAAGAGAATTATGGCCATATATCAAGGTATACCATTTCGCAGATTACTTAAAAGACATGTGCGTAAATTTATTTGGCTTTGATCCCACCAATGTATATGGTACAGATGACCAAAAGAATGAACTTACAAATATCAAGTGGGAAGATGTACCAAATAATGATAATAATAAATCGGGATATATGACACATAGAGAATTTTTGGAGCATTTTGGAACAAAAATTATAAGAAAAATAAAGTCAACAGCATGGGTAGATGCTACAATAAATAAGGTAATAAGTGAGGATTCACAACTGGCAATTATACCAGATGTAAGATTCCCAAATGAAGTAAAATCTATAAAAGACAATGGTGGAATCGTTATAAGACTTACAAGGAATGTATTTAACAGTGATTCTGAGTCTGAATCATCGCTAGATAGCGATAGGTTTGATTGGCATAATTTTGATATGGTCATTGATAATCATAACATGACACTAGAAACTTTATGTGGTGAACTTAAAAACAATACTTTTTGGAGGATTTGATGCTAGTAACATACATAAGGTCATCTAGTTATAATAATTATGCCTACTGCCAAATGCAGTACTTTATAACTTATGTTTTGGGTCATCAACCAGATAGTGGTAAAAAGGCAGAGTTAGGCACTATCGTCCACAAAGTTATGGAAGTATTAGCCAATTTAAAGAAGTATCAACAAGATAACTCAAGAAAAGCTACGTTAAGTATAGAAGACGATGCCTTAAAGACAGTATCAATCAAAAAAAATGAATTGTTAACTAGCACACTAGTCGATAAACTCTTATCTAGAAGTTTTGACTTTTACACAAATAGTTCTAAGCATAACTTTACAAAGAGCGACAAAGACCTATGCTTAAAATTAGTATGGGATACATTAAAATACAATGACGGTCAGTTTGATCCTAGGTTGAGAAAAATAGTCGCGGCAGAGCCTCACTTTGATATACCCATAGATGAAGATTGGGCTTTTTATGAATACGAAGTAGATGGCCAAAAGATCAAGGGTCAGTTAGCTATCAAAGGTACTATAGATCTAGTTACAGAAACTGATGAAGGCATTATTGAAGTCATTGATTGGAAAACTGGACGCAGATTAGATTGGGCAACTGGCGAAGAAAAGACATATGGTAAACTGTGTTCTGACCCACAATTGCTGCTATATAATTATGCAATTTCTAAGCTTTTCCCAGAATATAGGCAATCAATAATGAGCATCTTTTTTATTAAAGATGGCGGTCCATTCTCAATGTGTTTTGACAAATCCGACGAAAAGAGATTCCTAGAAATGTTAAAAGACAGGTTTTTAGAGATCAAAAACAACGAAAAACCACAGCCAATTTCGCAGAATCGTGAGAACTGGAAATGTACCAAATTATGCCACTATTGTAAGCATAACTGGCCAGAAACCGATCAAAACATGTGTATATATATAGAGAATAGTATAAAAACTAATGGTATGGAACAGACAATAAAAGACTGCACAAGGAAAGGATTTGACATCGGGTTCTATTCAGCTCCCGGCTAAAATATTATGAGTAAATTACTTACTATAGGAATGGCTACATATGATGATTTTGATGGTGTTTATTTCACTACTCAAGCTCTTATAATGTATCAAGATATACTTAAATCAATCGATTATGAAATAATAATTATAGACAATAATCCAAAAGGCAAGCATGGCGAGTCAGTAAAAGGGATGTGTGGATGGCTTAAAAATGTAAGATACATACCATACGAAAGCAGAACAAGTACAGCGGTTAGAAATGAAATATTTGCTAATTCATCTGGTAAATATACTGTTTCTGTTGACTGTCACGTTTTTATAAGGCCGGGGGGATTAGATTCCTTATTAAAATATTATGAAAGCAAACCTGACTGTAAGGATATAGTACAAGGTCCGATGATCTATGACGATCAAACAAGTTATTCTACTCAATTCGATCCCGTTTGGCGTGGAGACATGTTTGGAACTTGGGGTACAAACAAAGATGCATGTGAAAAAGGTGAACCTTTTGACATACCAATGATGGGACTTGGACTGTTTTCGTGTGAAACCAAAAACTGGCTTGGATTTAATGAACATTTTAAAGGATTTGGTGGTGAAGAGGGATATATACATGAAAAATTTAGAAGAAATGGTGGTAGATCAATATGTCTTCCCCAGTTAGGATGGTTACATAGATTTGGAAGACCGGAGGGCGTTAAATACAGATTAGTATTAGAAGACCGAATTTGGAATTATTTTATAGGATGGTTAGAAATAACAAAAAATCCAAATGATTTGATGGTATCAAGTATCTATAACTATTTTAGAAATAGGATACCAAGAGCAAGTCTAGACAATATTTTTAACGAAGCTAAAAAAACAATACTTGGAGATAATTATGCCACTTCCTAAAAGAAATAAAGATGAAGATAAAGACAAGTTTGTTTCACGCTGCATGAGCAGCGAAGTGATGAAGAAAGAATATCCAGATAATTCTCAAAGAGTGGCAATATGCATCGGTCAGGCAACAGCCGATTGCGATTGTATTGAAGCCGCTGATTTTTATATGCAAATGGAATTCGGATATGAAGAAGAAATTGATGAAAACAATTTCTATATTCCAGCAGAAGCAGAGTATGAAGATTTTGGCGAAGAAACAGAAGAATGGGACATTGCTGGAGAAAAGCCGGGACTTTGGGATAATATAAGAAAGAAGAAAGAGCGAGAAGGTAAGAATTATAAGCCAGCAAAGCCGGGAGATAAAGATCGTCCAGATCCAGAAGCTTGGAAGAAGGCTCAGAATGAAGAAACAGAAGGTAAACATCAATACCAAGACACTCATACCGGCGAAGTCTACACTTATAGACGCAAGGGTTATTATGAGAAAGATGGTAGAGTGTTAATGTATATGGGCGAGGCAGAAGAATATCAAGGCAGAAAAGTAACGCTCAACAAACCGTTTAGAACTCCAGATGGTCCCAAGAAGTTTAGCGTATACGTTAAGAATGACAAAGGTAATGTCGTTAAAGTAAACTTTGGTGATCCTAATATGGAAATCAAGAAAGACATTCCTGCTAGACGCAAAAGCTTTAGAGCAAGAATGAGATGTGATAATCCCGGCCCTAAATATAAAGCACGATACTGGGCTTGCAAAAGCTGGTAAGGAGAAATCATGAAAAAATCTAGAGCAGAAGAATTATTACAATCCGTTCAAGCTAAAATAGAATGCCCGCCAGCAACGCAGGATATTACTATTAATTTAGCTAATAGAAAGATTTGTGTAGAAAAAGCAAACTATGGTCCAGCGAATCCAGAACTAGATAATTCTGATTTTTGGAAAAAGAAAGCCGATCTATTTAAAACAGATATTGAACAAGCACAAACAATGAGATGCAAAAACTGTGCAGCATTTATCCAAAAAGAAAAAATGATAAATTGCATAGAAAAAGGAATTGCTTCTGAAATAGATGAAGAGCAATTAGCACTAGATATAGTTGACAAAGCCAATTTAGGATACTGTGAGTTATTTGATTTTAAATGTGCTGGAGATAGGACTTGTGACGCATGGATCACTGGCGGTCCAATAAAATAAATACAGGAGATATATATGACAAGTATTAATGAACTTTTGGATCAACAGAATCAATCCGAAATAAAAGATGATGTTATAGCACAAGAAGTGTCTGGTTACTCTAGTGACCAAGTTATAGAACTATTGAAAAAATCATTAAATATTCACTGGCAGCAAACAACTGTTCTAACAGCACAAGCAGAACATCTTGAAAGATGGGGATACAAAAAACTAGCAGAAATTATTAAGGCCGATTCAAAACAAGAACAAGAACACGCCGCAATCAATATTAAAAGACTTGAATTTTTTGACGCTGACTATCAACCATTGATGGTAAGCCCGCCTTCGTGGAAACGTCATGATATGGTGTCAATGATCGAATATAATCTTGCATCAGTAAAAGAAGCGTCTGTTGCTGAGAGGGCAACGATTGTGGCGGCTAGGGCAGTTGGTGATGAAATTACTGCTAATATGATGACTCCATTACTACAAGGTAGTGAAGATGGTATTGAATTATATGAAGGTTATTTGAAGCTTATTGAGCAAATGGGTCTTGATAATTTCTTAAGCATACAGGTTTGATAATTTTGTTTGGGGGTCATATTGACTTATGGTCCCCAAGACGGTATAATAAGTTGTTGATCTCTTGATTTTGAATAAGGAAATATATGAATTGGTTCCCGTTGAAGAATTATACTCACTATAGTTTGCTAAAAGGTTACTCAAAACCAGAAGAATTGGCTAAAAAATGTAAAGAAAATGGATATCCAGCATGTGGTATCTGTGATTATAAGACATTATCTGGAGCAGTAGCATTTTATAAGGCTTGTAAAAAGCATGGTATAAAGCCTATTATTGGATGCTCTTTTGATGCTACTACATTATTTGCTAAGAACAAAGAAGGTTGGTATGAATTGATTGAGATGGTTTCAGCATTGGACGAAAATGGCAAATTACCAAGAGATTTTGATAGCTTAGAGGTTAGCAAAAATCTCATTAGTGTCTTCAATGCTCCCGACGAATCAATGCCTATCAGCTATTATACTAATCGTGAAGATGCAAAGCTTCATAGAATATTATTGTGTTCAGAGATGAAGACAACATTACCAAAGATAAAGAAGTCTTTGCATAAAGCCCTAGATGGAGATATTTTAGTAGATGAAAATAAATATCCCAAGGAACATCTAGATAAATTAAGTTTTTTTACTAGCGATTCTTTCTATGTAAAAGACAAAACAGAAACCAAGGGTTTAGATATAACTAAACTAAAAAAGATTTATGACCAATGCGAAGACTACGATATTCTTAGCAAGCCAATGCTTCCAAAATTTGAGTGTCCAAAAGGAGCGACAGAAGAAGATTATCTTAAAGAACTATGTCGCATAGGTTGGAAGAAAATATTAATAGATCAAGGCAAAGTATCAAAAGAAGAAGATAAGCAGAAATATCTTAGTAGATTCAAGGAAGAATTTGATGTTATTAAAGGTGCTAATCTATTCGGATATTTTTTAATTGTTCGTGATATTATACAGCATGTTAATGATATGGGCTGGCTTTCTGGTCCCGGTAGAGGGTCTGCCGCAGGTTGTTTAATCTCATACTTAATTGGTATTACTAAGATTGATCCTATAGAGTTTGATCTTCTGTTTGCACGATTTTATAATGCTGGGCGAAATACTGCCGATCATATATCTTTACCAGATATTGACATGGACGTTCCCGGTACTAAACGTGATGAAATTATTTCATATATTAAAGACAAGTATGGTCATGAAAGAGTTAGTCAAATGTTAACTTTTGGTAGGCTACAAGGAAAAAGTGCCATAAAAGAAGTATTGCGTATAAATGAGGCTTGTTCATTCGCAGAGATGAATGCTATCAGTAACTGCATTCCAGATGAAGCTAAAATTTCAGATCAATTAGCAGAAATGGATGATGAAGATAGATCTATTATAAAGTGGGCATTAATAAATAATTCTGATGCATTACGAGACTTTTGTAGATTATCAGAAGACAACAAATTAGATGGAGAATATGCTGAATATTTTGAGCAGGCTATTCAAATAGAGGGTACATTTAAGACTCAAGGTAAACATGCTGCTGGTGTTGTTATATCTGCTGAACCATTACAACAAGTATGTCCTATGGTAAAACAAAAAGGATCATCGGAAAAAATTGCTGGATTAGAAATGTCGGATTTGGAGGCTTTGGGTCATGTAAAGTTTGATGTTCTTGGTATAAACCTTCTTGATAAAATAATGAAAATAGAGGAGATCATTAATGATAGACAAAATAAATGAGTTAATAAATATATCTAGTCCAAGGGATGAAGTATTTTTAAATGTATTGAATACTTTTTCTAATAAGCCTATTAATATTTTTCAAATTGGTGCCATAGAAACACTAGATAATTATTTATTTAGGATAGGTTCTGGTTGGTCTGACATAATATTTGGTAACTATATAAAGAAAAATGGTGGAATATTTACTATAGCAGATATATCCTTGGATCATTTAGCACACTCAAATTTAATTTCAAGCCAGCTAGGCTACGATGTTAATCTTTGTTATGGTGATGGAATAGACTATATTACTCCAGAATACAACCTCTACTATCTAGACGGAAGTGTAGATCCATCCGAAACTAAAAATCAATTTGATAAAATATTGTCTTTTAATTTACAAGATATCTACATATGTATTGATGATTTTTCCATTAAAGGAACCACAATAGATCTTTCCAGATACCCATTTAGAATTCATAAGGTAGAAAAAGGATTAGGAGTATTGCACTATCATGGCTAATAGAGACTATATTATATTTGACTTTGAAACTGGAAGCAGAAATCCTCATCGCACACAACCAACTCAGATTGCTGCCATAGCATTAGATGGTAGAAGTTTAACAATGAAGGGACAATTCAATAGCGAAATTAAGCCTATATTTGATGAAGACAAAGCTAGGGCGGCAGGGTTTGATCCGATTGAAGATGAAGCATTAAAGATTACTAAAAAGACAAGAGAACAATTAGAATTAGCACCTTCTCTAAAGTCAGTGTGGACTAAATTTACCAAATTTGTTGATCAATACAATTGGAAGGGCGATGCTTTTTATAATCCAATTCCTGTAGGTTTTAATATTCTTGGGTTTGATATGCATATTATCAATCGTCTGTGCAAAGAATTTGGTCCTTGGGATAAGGAAAGAGAACAGCAAAAGTTATTTAGTAGAGTTTACAAAATTGACATTATGGATAGTATATTTGCTTGGACAGAGAGTGATCCGAGTGTAAGATCTATTAGTATGGACTCACTACGAGAAAGAATGGGACTATCATTTGATAATGCACACGATGCATTGCAAGACGTTAAAGATGAAGCTAATATATTCATAAAGCTTATGAAGACTCATCGTGCAGTATATCAGAACATGAACTTTGATAAGGCATTTGCTGACGGAAATTTATATGTCAAATAAGATTTGCCCAAAATGTGGACAATTTAAGGATGAATCTGAATTTCGATATAGACAAAGATCAGAAGATAATTCTTTATTAAGAACATATACAAATTGTAAATCTTGTGAGTATAAAATAAATGCATTACTAATCAAACTTAAAAAGGAAAACAATCATACTAAACCGATCAAATGCGACTGTTGTGGAAAAATTGGAAAATTACACTTAGATCATTGCCATAAAACAGATTTATTTCGCGGATGGCTATGCAATAATTGCAATGTAGGGATTAGTAGATTAGGAGATAACATAGAGGGCTTAATTCAAGCATTGAATTACTTATTGTCGAGGAATAAATGATCGATATTGATTATAATGATAAAGCAACATGGCAATTATTTGCAGAGGGTAAAACCAAGGGTATTTTTCAATTAGAAAGTAATCTTGGGAAGTCTTGGTCTAAGAAATTAGCACCAACGAATTTAGAAGAACTTTCTGCATTAATTGCTATCATTAGACCGGGAACTTTGAAAGCTTTCGTTGATGGTAAAAGCATGACCCAGCGTTATGTAGACAGAAAGCATGGAAGGGAAGAAGTAACCTATTTACATCCCGCACTAGAGGATATATTAAAACCAACGTATGGTGTTCTTGTATATCAAGAACAATCAATGCGTATAGCTGAAAAAATTGCTGGATTTAATTTGCAAGAGGCTGACGTTCTTCGTAAAGCTATCGGAAAGAAGAAAGCCGATCTTATGAACGAAGTTAAGAAATCATTTATAGCAGGAGCAGAGCGTGTTGGAATCGTTTCTAAGGACGAGGCTGAACAAATTTTCGGATGGATTGAAAAATCTTCACGGTATGCTTTTAATAAATCTCACAGTGTTTCATATGCAGTATGTTCCTATTGGAGTGCATACTTTAAGGCCCACAATACTAAAGAGTTTTTTCTATCATATTTGTACTATGCCAATGAAAAGCAAGATCCTCATCAAGAAGTTTATGAATTAATATCAGAAGCTAAATTATTTGATATTGAAACAAGAACCCCAAGCTTAACGAACTTTGATCGTAAGTTTAATATAAAGAATGGAAAAATATACTTTGGTATCAAAGATATAAAATCATTAACTGGTGCAACGGGAGATAAATTGATTGAGACTATTATAGTTGCAGAACAAGATTTAGGAAAAAGTGTTGACAAGTTTACTTGGCTTGAAATTTTGTTATTTATTGGTGCAAATATCAGTTCTACAGCTTTTAAAGCTTTATCTTCAATAGGTTTTTTTAGAAACTTTAAAGGAAGCATCAGTAGAAATAAAGCCTTATATGACTATGAGATATACAGAACTCTTACTAAATCTGAACAGACTTGGATATTAAATAATTATCCACTAAAAAAATGGGATACTTTTATAGACTGTTTAAAAGATTTAGCACCTACAAAAAAGGAAGGTGGAGGAACTAGCAAAGCTGACAGAAAACAAGCCGTAGAGAATGAAATACAACTGCTTATCAATCCACCTTATGATTTGGAAGATGACCCCAGCTGGATAGTAGATCAAGAAATTAAATTTTTAGGCTGTCCTGTTACTATGACTAAGGTTGAAATTTCCGATACGTCTGCCGCTAACACTACATGTAAAGAAATTGTTAATGGCAAAAAGGGCAAGGATATGTGCATAGTAGCTAACATACAGAGATTATCAGATTATACAATTACTAAAGGTGATTCAAAGGGGCAGGTTATGTCATTTTTAACAATAGAAGATGATACTTGTATATTAGATAGTGTTATAATCTTTCCAAAAGTACGTGAAAAGTATAAATATGTACTATATGAAGGTAATAATTTAATCTTTTGTGGATCTGTTAATGCTAATGATGCCTCTTTTATTGTTGATAAAATTCATGAAATCTGACAGTTGTTTTTTTGTCATGTCGCTGCTAATATAATAAGATAAGGAGAGTTTTGATGAATATATGTTCTTTTACGGGATACTTGGTTGAAAACCCAAGAGTCTCTATGGTTGGAGATATAGTTTTAGCCCAGTTTACTATGGTTATATATACTTATCGTAAAACTAAGACCGGAGAGAAAAACAGGATTCCAACTTATATAAACTGCGAGGCTTGGCATACTGGTGCTGAGACTTTAGAAAAGTATGCTACAAAAGGTACAAAATTAGTTGTTAATGCCTCTGCTAAAAATGTCACCAAGGACAGTGATGAGATAGTATTTAGAATTAATGAATTTGATTTCTGCCACAAGGACTTTGAAGACTAATGAGAAAACCACGAATATTATTTTGTAGTGAAGCAACATTCTTAAATACCGGTTATGCTACTTATACTAGAGAAATATTAAATTATTTGTATAGTACTGGAAAGTACGAACTAGCTGAAATGGCTTCATATGGTGAACGTCATGATTCAAGAGCTAAAAACATACCTTGGAAATATTACGGCGTTGTTCCAGACTCTTCGTGTCCTGACGATGAGAAAAATCAATATAATCAGAATCCGCTAGCACAATTTGGGGAATTGATTTTTGAACCAGTATGTTTGGATTTCTTACCAGATATTGTTTGTGACATACGAGACTTTTGGATGTTGGATTTTGCGGAAAGATCACCATTTAGGCCATATTTTAAATGGTGTATAATGCCAACGGTAGACGCAAGACCGCAAGCAAGGCAGTGGGTTTCAACTTATAAATCAGCAGATGCATGTTTAACTTATTCAGAATGGGCTGGAGAAGTTTTAAAACAACAGTCTGGGGGAAAGATAAATTATATAGGGATTTCTCCTCCTTCCGCACATAATGCATATCAACCAATAGAAGACAAATCTGGATTAAGGGCTTCATTTGGAATTAATCCAGAGGCTAAAATTATTGGCACAGTCATGAGAAACCAGAGAAGGAAGTTGTATCCAGATCTGTTTCAAGCCTTTAGACTATTGTTAGATAGCGTAGAAGATAACTCTAATTATTATCTATATTGTCATACTAGTTATCCAGATTTAGGTTGGGATATTCCAGAACTTTTACAACAATATCAATTATCATCCAAAGTATATTTCACTTATATATGCGGTCAAACAGGAAGACCTTTTCCATCGTTGTTTAAAGGGGCTATTGCACAGTCTCCGTATACTGGTAAATATGGTGCTTCGCTATCAAATGTAAAACACGGTGTTGAATATGAAGATCTTTCTAAGATAATAAATTTGTTTGATCTTTATGTACAATATGCAAATTGCGAAGGCTTTGGATTGCCACAAGTAGAAGCCGCCGCTTGCGGAATACCAGTTATGGCAACAGATTATTCTGCTATGGAAAGTGTTGTAAGGAATCTTGGTGGAACTCCTCTGACGCCAAGGGCTTTATATAAAGAGCTTGAAACAGGATGCTTTAGAGCAGTTCCAGATAATGAGTTAGCAGCAAAGAAGTTTAAGGAATTTTTTGAGCAACCAATTAGTATTAGAAAAAGGCTGGGCTTTGAGACTAGGCAAGCATTTCTAAAACATTATCAATGGGATAAGAGTGGCAAAGCTTGGGAAAATTATTTTGATAGTGTTCAAATATCTGAAAATTTTCAGAATTGGAAATCAGAACCAAGGATCAAAAACCCTCAACCAAAACCAAAAGAAATACCAGAACAGGCACCGATACAAGAGATTGCAAGATGGCTTATAAGTGAAGTACTTGGAGAGCCAGAGCGTATAAATTCTTATTTTGAGTCTAGACTAGTAAGAGATTTGACTTATAGAAGTGCAACGTCTACAACAGGCGGAATGTATTTCAACGAAAGCTCTGCCGCTTTTGATTCTAAGCAGACTAGAAATCCATTTGATTTTGACATCGCTTATGAACAAATGTCTCACTTGTGTATGAGAAGAAATTTTTGGGAAAACAAAAGAATCGAAATGTTAAAATCTAGAGGTATGTAATTTATAATAAAAAATATAAACTACAAAAAATATTTGTAAGATTGGAGTAATGAAGTGAAAGTACTTTATATAGGACACTATAAAGAATCTAGCGGTTGGTCAAGAGCCGCTACGGATTTAATTATGGCAATGGATTCTGTTGGTATTGATATTGTATGTAGAAATATCAAGCTGACAAGCAAAATAGGAGATATTCCAAACAGAATTTTAGAGTTAGAAAAAAAATCTATATCAGATGTAAAAGTATGCATACAACATGTTTTACCTCACCATATTGTTGGAACATCAAAATTTAACAAAAATATTAGTTATTATGTTGGTGAGTCAAGTACACTCAAATATAATAATTGGTTGTCAAATTTGAAAATGGTTGATGAAGTATGGGTTCCAAATAAAGACTTGGTAAACAATTTAAAAAGCGATGGTATTGAATTTGCAAAATATGCTCCACACGCATTTGATCTTTCAAGATATAATAAAAAAATCTCTAGCAGACTAAACTTTGGATCAAAAAATAGTACCTTTAAGTTTTATTATATAGCAGATCTAAATGATAGAAAAAATATAGAAACTGTAATAAGATGTTTCCACAGTGAGTTTGGTAGATACGAACCAGTATCTTTAGTATTAAAAGTAAAAAAATTTGGTATACATCCTCAAGAACTTCAAAAACATGTTAGTGAAATATGCAACTCTATCAAAAAAAATCTTAGAATTTATCCATCATTAGAGGATTATCATGATGAGATAATTATATCTGATGAGATGACAGAAGAAGAAATTGATATTTTACACCATTCGTGTGACTGTTTAGTAAATACAACTCATGGAGAAGGATGGTCTATACCAGCTTTTGACGCTATGTGTTTTGGAAAAACTCCAATTTGTAGCAATGAGGGTGGACCAAAAGAATTTATAAAAAATAGAGATTCTGGTACATTAATATCTGGTATACGTGGAGTTTGTGAACACTCAGATGCGGCATTTCAGAATATTTTCACTGGTAGAGAATCTTGGTTTATACCAGATGAAGATGAAATCAAAGCAGCTATGAGATTTTATTATGAAAATAGAGAATCTATTGACAGATCCAGAGGTCTTGCTGATGCACAAGAATTTTCTTACCAAAATGTTGGAAATTTGATTAAGGAACTATTAAATGTATAATAATACTGTAGAAAGATTAATTGATATAACAAACAAGACAAAGCCGGAAAAATATAATATACTAACTTTTCCAACTCACGAAAGATATGAAACACAACTGTGTAAAACGGGTCATGATTTTTACGCTTTAAATATTGATAATGCCAAGCAATGGAATACGCAACAAACCCCAGTTCCTATAAATTATCATATTCTGCCAAAGAATCAATTATGTAATTATATAAACTACGATTTTATATTAGTTCAAAGTAAGTTTGGGCAATTCCAACTGGCACAAAATATAAATCAGCAGCTAAACATACCAATAATTTGCTTAGAGCATACTGTTCCTACGCCTCAAACTACTCCTAGAGATCAGTTGGAACAAATGAAGAATATGAATGGCGACTTTAACGTTTTTATATCAGATTTTTCCAAAAAAGCTTGGGGAATATATGGAGAAGTAATACATCATGGTATAGACTCAAAGAAATTTGCACCAAAAGATAATATTAAAAATCAAAAAGTTTTGACTATAGCAAATGACTTTATAAATCGTGACTATTGTTTAAATTATTCTGGATGGAAAAGAGTAACTCAAAACTTAGATGTACAAGTAATTGGAGATACTAAGGGACTTTCTGAACCAGCGAAGTCTATAGACGAGTTAGTTGATGCCTATACTTCATGTTCTGTTTACTTTAATAGCTCTACTTTAAGTCCAATTCCAACATCTTTGCTAGAGGCTATGTCATGTGGATGTGCTGTCGTATCTACAGCAACATGCATGATACCAGAAATAATAAAAAATGGATACAATGGATTTATATCGAATGATGAAAATGAATTAAGAAATTACTTAAATTTAGTTTTGAATGACTCAGATTTGAGATCAATACTAGGTAAAAATGCTAGAGATACAATATTGGAAATGTTTTCAGAAGAAAAATTTATAAATAAGTGGAATGAATTGTTTGACAAAATATATGAGGTATCTACAACATGAAAATACAAATAATTACTGATATCAAAGAGTGCATAGATGGTTATAATCCGATTCTTTTGGAAGAAGGTACATTTACTATAGATGCACCAGAAAATTCGATATCTTCTATATTGATGCTACAATCAATAGAAAACATCCCATATAACATGCTAGATAATACTTTAAGAACTTTAAGAAGGTATTTAAGAATAAATGGAAAATTAGTTATAGGTGGAATAGATATTAACTGCATTAGTAGGGATTTAATAAATAAAGTTATAGATGTCAAAACTTATAATGATGTAATTTTTTCAAAGAGAGCGATTTATGATTCCAAAGAACTATTTGATAAAATATCTGAATTGGGGCTGACTATAGACAAAATGACATTAAAAGGATCAATATATGAAATCCACGCCTCAAGATCAGTCTAACAAAACTAGTTGCAAGGATTGTGTTTTTGCAATCTATGAAGGTAAAACCCAATACGGGTGCATGGCTAATAGAATAGAAAAATATAAAGATATATTAATTGAAGCATATGACGATTCTAAGGAATTCTATGTAGTCAAACAATTATGCAATCTTTATAGAGATAGCACTTGGAATTCTGGCGTTTGTGATCTTCAAAGGGCTTACAATGAATCTTCTGTAACTTTTGATATTATGATTGAGTGTAGCAACATGGATAAAACATACCACGATGTTATCAAGAGTGAAATACAAAAAATATCTTATCCAGTATATAAATACGCTATAACCTTATATCATCTATATAAATCTAGCAAAGAACAGAGAGAAATGATTTTGGATATACACTCAAACTTAGATAATCAAAATTCAACTATTTCTACTTATTTTGACAAATCTGAGTTTTTGACATCTTTAATGAATAAAACCAGAAGTTCCTTTCATATACTATTAGATGAAAATAATATATCTGACTTTGGAATTTTTATGAATAAGATAAACGACCATATAAACAAAGATTTAGCAAAATTTATTTTAGCTAGTTATAACAATAAATTGGCTATTTCTAGTTTAGCGTGTAAATTGATATATCCAAATTTATATTTAGACTATGATGGTATTATGCCAGACATAAAAAAGAGAGCTATTGACGAAAAACTATACGTTGAGTTTTAAGTATGCCAAGAATAAAAACAAAAATTAGAAAAAAAAATATAAAACAAAAAGATGATTTAATAATACCAGATCTTATAACTGTTATTTTACTTTGTGATCTACCGGGATATAGGATGAAATCTTATGGCCCAACGTCTTTAATAAAAATAAAGAACAAGTATCTTATAGATATACAAATAGATGCCATAAAAAGGGCTTTTAAAAATTTTGAAATTATACTATGCGTCGGATTCGATGGAGAAAAAATAATAAAATATGTCAGATCAAAATATGCCGATCTAAACATAAGAATAGTAGAAAATCAATGTTTTAATTCCTGCAATTCATGCGAAAGCGTTAGAATAAGCATAAATAATACTATGAATAATAAAATAGTAATCTGCGATGGAAATTTACTTATAAACAAAAAAACGTTGTTGTCTTTAGATATTGCAAAAAATTGTGCAGTAATTGAGAAAGGGTCAATTGAAAACTTAGAAATAGGTATCAATGTAAATGAAGAAAATAAGGCACAGCATTTTTCTTTTGGAGCATACAGAACTTGGTCTGAAATATTATTCATAAATGGTCATGAAATTATAGAAACTTTAAGGAAATTTTTAATGGCTCAAGACAGCAAAAAAAAGTTTATTTTTGAAGCTGTGAATGAACTCATAAAAGACAATTACGATATTTTATGCATAGAGAACAAGTTTCCCATTTTTAAAATAAACAATATAAAAACTTATCATAATATAAGGGATAATCATGAAATTTTTAGTGTCTAATTATAGTACTCCTTGGTCAACAGAATCTCATTATTTCAATGCTGGATTGAGCTTAATTGATGGTGTGCAATCATCTTTATTTAATCAGTCAGCTAGTGTATATGATAATTTTGATACAGCAAAACCAGATGTATTCATAACATATTTTGGACAAATGTCTATGGATATTGTTTTATACTTGAAGGAGAATAAAAATATAAAACTTGTGATTAATGTTGATGGAATTCCAGCAGACCATATAGAAAAAGCTTATTTATCGTTAGTGTCTGAAAACATAAAGCCTACTTTGTTTGGTAAAGAAGATTTAAAATTTGACAATGCTACATATTTTAAAATATTGCCGGGGGCAGATATATTTCTACAAAAGGGGCCAAAAAATTACTCAGTAGATAAGCTCATATTTGTAGACAATGAGAGTCAAATTCAAGAATTAGATTGCTCATATCATTATACTACAGTAGCTACCAATGATAATGCCGAATTGACTAGTAAAGTAGATTTTGTTATCCCAATCACTTTATTGAATTCTATATTTTCAAATTATCAAGAAATTGTTTTCAAGGGAGGATCATATATAGGATCTCAACTATCATTCAATGCCATATATAGTGGCACTAAAATAATTTTTGATACAAAAGACTCAAAAGACTTAGATAAAATAGATAATATTTTTAAGGGGCAAAAATTGTTATCGTCAGTCAAAAACAAGCATACATGTTTGCATAGATTGAAATCTCTTCTTTCAAGTTTATCGTATACAGATTTATCATCCAAAGTAGATAGCGAGATAAACAAAATATGAGCGTTACAGTTATATTGAATGGGTACAAAAGACCACACGCATTAAAAGAACAGTACGATGCTGTTGTAAATCAATCCTATAAAGATATTAATGTGATGTTTTGGGGGAATTATGACAGCGACTCATTTGACAAGTTTCCTACAGAAGTTCTTACTAAATGCACAACGGCTTTTTGTAATCAAAATCTAGGAGTTTGGGCTAGATTTGCATTTGCTTTAAATGCAACAACACAATATGTTTGCATGTTAGACGATGATACCATGCCGGGGAAAAAATGGATAGAACATTGCCTAGATACTATTAAATCTACTAATGGTCTTATTGGCGGAAGAGGGGTAAAAATGATTGGTGATGACTATCCAAATTATCCCGGCTGTAAATATGAAGGTGTAGGTAGAGGGAACGATAAAATTAAAAGAGTAGATATTATTGGACATTCTTGGTTTTTTGAAAAAGATTGGTTAAGATTTTATTGGCTAGACATGCCCAGTATACCGTTCTTATATGGTGGCGAAGATATGCATTTTTCTTTTGTATTACAGCGTAGATTGGGATTATTTTCATACATTCCACCTCAACCAGAAAATGATCCAGATTTATGGGCGTCAACTAACCCTAGTAAGTATGGTGAAGATATGGCAGCAACATCAAGAACATCTGCTGGTCATATTCAAGCAAATGCTTATTGGAATTATATGCTTTCTCAAGATTATAAATTAGCTAAGGATTCAGAATGATATTAATAGGATTTGGAACTCGTCCAGAGTGGATAAAGATAAGACCAGTTGTAGAAAAAATAAATGGAAAAATACCATTTAGACTTTTATGCACCGGTCAACACGGATCACTAATAGACAACTCTATTAATAACTACAAAGTGTCTTATCTTAACATAACTGATGGAAGTAATAGATTGGATTCTATAGTAACAACAATATTAAAAGAGTTCGACAAGTATTCCGATGGAATTACTCATATCATGGTTCAAGGAGATACTACGTCGGCTTTTGCTCTAGCGTTAGCAGCATTTCATAGAAAAATAAAAATTATACATTTAGAAGCCGGATTAAGAAGTTGGGATAAAGACAATCCATATCCAGAAGAATCTAATAGAATATCTATAGGTGCTATGGCAGATATTCATTTATGCCCAACTGATCAATCTAAGGAAAATTTAAGACATGTCATGAGTAAAAATAGCAAAGCTTATGTTATTGGCAACACGGTTTTAGACAATCTGCTAGATATAGTTCCAACAATAAACAATACGGTTTTGATTACTATGCATAGAAGAGAAAATTTGCCAATAATGAACAAATGGTTTAAAGCTATAAATGATTTAGCAATCAATAATCCAAAGCTTGAATTTATTTTCCCAATGCATTTAAATCCAGAAATACAAAAACATAAAAATATTTTGACAAATGTAAAGGTCATTGACCCAATAGATTATGAAGAATGCAAAAAGTATTTATCAACCTGTGGTCTGGTGATAACCGATAGCGGCGGCTTACAAGAAGAATCTTCATTTTTAAAAAAGAAATGTATAGTTTGTAGGTCAACGACTGAGCGAGTTGAAGGTGAATACATATTCTCATGGCTTTGTTCTTTTCCAGATATGTTATCTGAAATTTTTAATAGCATAAAAATAGAATTGGTAAATGAATCATGCCCATATGGCGACGGGAAATCTAGCAAAAAAATACTTAAAATACTGGAGAGACTATGACAAAATCATTTCGTCAAGATTTAGTATTATTCAGAAATAAGCTACTAAATAAAGAAAACTTTACTTTTTCTAAATACGCAGATGGAGAATGGGCAGTAATACAAAATCAATCTATCAATAATAATGAATTTTGGTTTGATCCAAGCAATGAAAAAGATCAACTAAAAAGAGAAGTTTTAATAGAATCTTTTAAATATAAGCATCCAAATTATTATGTTGGAATATCTTGCCCGTGTTGTCAAGGGCAGGAAACTTTCAATAAAATGATAGATTATTCAGAACAAGATGATGATCATTTGACTTGGGCCAATTTATGGGTAAATTCAAATTATAAATATTATGTTTCTAATATATTGCCACTATATAAAGAAAGAAATGTAGTTCTTTTCTGCAATGAAAATGGGCGTGTAGATCAATTACCATTTAGACCTTACATAGTAGTTCCATTGAAAAATAATGCTTGGGAATATAATTGGAATTTAGTTGATGATGCTAAGAAGTTAGTATCTAAAATGCCAGAAAAAAATATGTTGTTCTTGTTTTGCTGTGGACCATTTGGTAATATATTATGTCATCAACTGACTGCATATGATGATCAACATACTTATTTAGATATAGGATCAACATTAAATCCATTCCTTGGATCCGCTGGATTTGAACGGCATTATTATATGGGAAACAATGTGTTTTCTAACTTAACGTGCATTTGGGGGAAATGAAATGAATTTAGGCATATATATATCTGACCTGACAGATGGAAATCAACTTCAAAAAATAAATAAATTAATAGATGATATCGTTAATAAAAAAGAAATATATGATGTCAGTATTTTCTATGATAATGTTGCATTTAATCCAGACAATACCAAATGCGGAATGTTTAACTCCACTGATTTATGGAGTTTTAATGGAAATTTAATTGTAACATCTTTATATGCATTAAATACGGCTTTTAATATTGTAAATAATATCAATATTTTTTATTACTATGGGTGGGAAAAAGAAAAAAATGTTATAAATTTGGCAATGTCAACTAGAGATAATGTGAAGATAATCTGTAGATCAGAAAGCGATAAAAAGGAATTTTATAGACTAACTGGGAAAAAACCAATAGGGATTTCAGAAGACTTTGATAATATAGTAGATCTATTACTGGAGTATAAAGATGAATACAAATCAAATAATAACGATGTATACCAAACAGCATAAGAGTACCTATGAGATTGCGGAGGAGTTAAATACTTATCCCAATCGTATAAGACGTATTCTTATTAAGAGCGGAGTAAATTTAAAAACTAAAAGTGAAGCTCAAAAGAATGCTATTGAAACAGGAACCGCTACTCACCCTACTAGCGGTAAAGTCAGAACTAAAGAAGAAAAATTAAAGATTAGCTCTGGCCTTAAAAAATACTGGGATGATATGTCTGATGAAATGTATAAGTCAAGAGTCAATCAATCTAAAAAGAGATGGGAATCTTTGTCAGATGTAGAAAAGGACAAAATGATGAGTGCTGCTATCAAAAGCATACAAGCGGCTGGTAAAGAAGGATCTAAACTAGAGAAGTTTTTATACGAAGAAATTACTAAGGGTGGGTATGCCGTTCAATACCACAAGAAACAACTCATTCAAAATCAAGACATGGAACTTGATATGTACATCCCCTCCATCAAGACTATAATAGAGGTAGACGGACCTTCTCACTTCTTACCTATATGGGGAGAAGAAAAACTTCAAAAGCAGATAAAAGCTGACACACAAAAAAGCGGTTTAATATTAAGTAAAGGGATGGTCATCATAAGAATAAAAAACTTATCTGACTCAGTGTGTCTGGCCGATAAAGAAAAGTTGAGACTTGACATTTTGAAATACTTGGATAGAATAAAGGGATCGTTCCCTCCAAAATCAGAAAGGTACATAGAGATTGAAATATGAGTGATATAGCAGCAATATTTGAAGAAGTAGAACTCGCTTCACCTAGTAATACAAATACATCAGTAAAGGACATTGTTATGACAGATGCCCCGTCAATGCTTTCGCCAGAATGGCACGATTATGCCATGTCATTGTTTCATCCATCAGAACTAGTAGATGGTCACCCTCTAGTTGCTGGTTTGAGGCGTGTATCTGAACTTATACTTGGTACGATTGTATTTAGTGGGCCAACACAGGTCTTTCCAGTTCAGCGTGAAGATCATCATGGTAGAGCAACAGTAGTATTCACTGTAGAGTTTGCTAATGGGGTGAGATATTCAGAAGTTGCAGATTCTTGGGAAGGTAATACTGATGATATGTTCTGTGCATTTGCTGTTGCTATTGCTAGCACTAGAGCAGAAGCCAGAGCGTTGCGTAAAGCATTAAAGATTAAAGGTGTCGCTGCGGAAGAATTAACTAAAAAGGACACAGCTAAGATTGTTAGAGAAATCTCTAGCACAAAGACGTCCAGTGAGGGCGAGTATGATGATCAAAGTCGAATGAGTGATGCACAGTACAACTTTATTGATGTAAAGTGCAAGCAACTCAACATTGATGGAGAGAAGCTATTTGCACAGTTTAGTGTTGATAGCGGGAAAAAGGTTTCTAAAAAAATCGCTAGTGAGATCATTGATTCACTAAACGATTATCAGCGTGATAAGAGTTCAATTCCACAAGATATTATAGGCTATAAACAGGAGTGGCGTAAATGAAAATTCTATATACTACAAAGAATGGCAGACTACAAGCAGAAATAGAGGGCGAGTCACAGAAGGATCTATTTAATGAACTAAGTAGATTTCAAGAAGTATTTGAGGAAACCACATGTGGCAAGTGCGGTTCTGACGATATTCGATTTGTAGTTCGCACAGTTGACGATAATCAGTACTATGAACTTCGCTGTATGAAGTGCGGTGCTAGACTATCATTTGGTGTTCACAAGAAGGGTGGCGGTTTGTTCCCAAAGCGTAAGGATAACGACGGGAATTGGCTATCCGATAATGGGTGGGTTAAATGGAACCCCAAGACGGAGAAGGCTGAATGAAATATTTAGCAATATTATTTATGTTGATAGCACTATCCAAGGATGGATATGCTAATCAGATTTATTTTGTTCCTCAACCTCAACAGGTTGTTGTTCAACAGCCAGTAGTAGTAACACAAACTATGGTATATCAAGCACCACAAGTATTTGTAACTGTTCCTGTGCCAATAGTAGTTTATCCTCAACCAATAATTGATCAAAGAATTTATTGGGGGTATCCTTACTATACAACAACACCTATGCCGGTCATAAGACACAGACATAGGTGCTGGAATTACTGATGATTTTGGGGCGGGAAACCGCCCCTTTTTTCATAGATATTCTACTGTAAAATAAAGACCATAATTAGTTTTGCTACCAATGCTATCTGGTTGAGAACTAATTGCAACGAACCAATCGTGTCTCATAGACTGTAGTGAAATGCCACTCTGAGAATTGAAGCCTAAAAGAACTTCAGTATCTCCAGTATCTGTATTTTTACCACTCATGCCGGGAGAACTTGTGAATGGCATATTTATTTGAGATAATGTTGGATCAAATTCAGTCCATCTAAAACCGGCTACCGGTGTAGTATCTTTGTTAGCTCTAAAATTTAAACTTCCAACCTGTTGACTTGTTGATGGGTGTCTAGCTTCATATACCCATGTGACTACTCCACTAGCGGGGTTATCAATGTTATTTCTGTCAAATATACGTAGTTTGCAATTTTGAACTCTAACTGGAGTTGGATGTTCAAATCTAATATTAAGTGGACATAAATAGTTGGGTAATTTGTCTAATGTAATTGGCGTTCCGCCGTCAACCGATACTGTCCCCGTAACAGATGCTGTTCCACTAGTATCCATAGATGTATTATGTAGTTGTATGCCTTCAGATGTTCCAGTTGAATCTGTGACATATGTGGTTCTTTGTTGCGAACCTACAGGAACCGAAATTCCATGAGAAGACCCATAAAAACCAAGCCCAGATCCCAATGTGTGCTGTATTAGGGTATTAGAATCGTCGGCTTTTACGTTAGCATAAAATTTGATTTCAGCCATAAAAATCTCCCTTGTTTTGTAGGTTACAATGTATTATACACTTTTTGTTAGTTTGCGCTTATATTTAGATTAACATATTGTGCAAATGGCATAGTCTCCATCTGCCCATTGGCACCAGCACTATTTTCTGGGTAATTTGCTATATCATTGACAAAAAAGAACAATATATCATACTTTCCATTTGAATTTTGGGCTAAATTATAAGTTACACTTTTGGAAGATCTGACATATCCGTAAGAATCGCCGCCACCATCATTGTCGGATGGTGTCAATACTTGAATATTATAGTTATTAATAGAATCTAACATAACTTTTTCTATAATTTTACCAGATTTTAGTAATATTTTAGCTCCCCTGCCATTCTGAGACTTTGGATATGCTTCTATAGGTGCGCTCTTGAATGGATTTCCAGTAAATTCTCCATAAGCATCAGTTCCCAATGAATCATCTATTTCTATCTTAGTTATTTTTCCATTAGCATCTGTTTGCGTAACCTTAAAAGTTGCTGGCTTTGAACCTTGAAACAATACTAAGTCACCATCAACATATCCAGTTGCTGGATGAGCAGGATCTATATCTTTAATTTCTATTGCAGAAGCTGCTGTATTAGCTCCAAGTACTCTCTTAATATAGTAAAATCCTCCCCCAGTTAAAAGCATGTTTCTTCTAATAGGATTTTTAATTGTTGTTATTGTTTGAGCGTATGTTGAATCTATCACTGTTCCAACTGTTAATGGTACTTTTGTTGTTCCAGTTCCAGTTGCAGGAATTTCAACATCTATTGGCTGTCCAGCAAGATCAACAGAGTTTCCATGAAATTGAAGAGATGTAAGATATCTTCCGTCATATATTGAACTTGGACAATGATCTTCAATAGCACAATATAAGGCAGTTGTTCCAAACGCTTTTATATCTCCATCAGAACTACTACTACCCCATTGAACAAAATCATATTTTTTAATTTCACTTCTTCCGTCTGCACCGGGAACTAATCCAAACATTGTTGGTATAAATGACAAAAACCCACCCCCACCCCCAACAACGCCATAAGCGTTAAGACCAAAATGGTTATCAGTTCTTAGTTCTAGTTGTCCACCAGCAGGAAGATTTACTGTTGCTTTTGCGGCTAATATTCCAACGACATTAGATATTTCATCTCCATTATCTTGCGGTAAGATACCCGGCCCACCATCTGGTTTTGTATCTTTTCTTGCTGGATTAACAATTTGCCCATTTCTTATCAAAATTTTACCAAAAGGAACCCATGTTTGAATATTATTGGTTGTATCAATTATAAATGGTTGACCTCTTGAACCTCCAAGTCTTTCCCAAGCTTTGCCAAATGCATCTTTAGTCCAATTTTGATATGCTAGGTTTATCCTTAAGTCTTCGTAGCCTCCATTAATAGCTTTTATAGCATGGTCTGCTGGTATTATGGTGCTACATAAAGCTAATTCCAATGATAACGGAGTAAATTGTACTGATGTTGAATTTACTGGTGATAATCCAAATATTGTAGTATTATTATTTTTATATAAATAATCGCCCTTCAATGGATCCTTAAAAAAGTTTATTAAATTATTGGCATATGATCCCGCTTGATTTTGTTTAAACCACAACAATTCCATGAACATCGTTTGATTACCAGAAGAATTAAGAGCAATTTGAGCTGGTAAATGATAAAAATTTGAATCACTTAAGTCTAGACTTGTCGTATCAGCAAAATTTAAAGTAGATGGAGCATAAATGATTTTTGAACCAGCCCCATTAACAGCAAATGCAGACGTTGCCGTTGTATTACTTTTTAGCCTAGAAACACTAGCAGAAGTATACCCATCTCTAAAATATAACCCCCAGCTAGATGGAACATTCTCAGCATATACCTCTCCAACGTCTGGAACATCTTGTGGCATTTGTGCAATATTTGTTTTTTTGAGTTTTGAATTATTGTTATTATTTCCACCAAAACTAGCATTAATTGTGTCTGCATCAAAGAATTGAAAGTATCCAGTACTTGGAACCATATTAATGTATTTATTATAATTAGGTAATGATGATATAGTCGTGGTAGTAAATTTTATTGTTCCATTGTCATTAAGCGTATATGATTCTAGTGGTTGAGCATCAAGATTTAATAAAGCAATTTTATTCAAATCATTGCCAGAGCTAGTAAGCATTGCGGAATTAGATAAACCGGCCAGTGAAGAATAGAATTTATACCTTACGTGATTTTTATAATCATCCGGTGTAACGTAATCAGTATCTGAAGCATTTCTAAAAAATACGGCTGAATTAACAATATATTTTTGTATTTGTGACCATTGAATATCTACTTTTTTAGAAACCGTTTTAGGTAAACCAAAACCCATTGGTATCCATTCGCCATTTATCAAACTGGCTATAACAATCTCACCTTTAGTATAACTTCTTGGGGTTCTATTTACTAAAATAACTTTTTCTTTTGGGGCATTATTGGCGCAACTATTAGTATTGGGACCAAATAAATATGGATTTCCATTTTCTGTGCTAACAGCCATACCGCTACCAACGGTAAATGATGATGATAATCCACCTTGATAAAATTCATCAATTCCTACTGTGTCTACATCCGGCGGCAAATCTTTTAATGGCACACCATCTATATCTGTTAAAAGTCTAAACATCATTTGCGTGGTTCCAGACTCCCATTGACCAGTAGCTGGATCATAGTGCATCTTAAACTTAGCCGCAATAGTATTTTCTGGATTATTATCTCCACCCTCTCTAGCTGGAATATAAACTCCGGGTGCAGATTCTTTTGTGCTAGCGTGAGAATATTGTGGGCCAGTTGGTCTTCTTGGAGTTGCTGCAACTATAGGTGCGCCTTTGTTTGCTACACTTCTATCTCCATTAGATTTTCCGGCGGATTGAAAATATAACCTTATAACCCCACTATCTGGACATGATAAAACAGTGTAATTAGCTTGAAATGTGATACATCCCGACATACTAGTTTGTATTTTAGACCAAACATAACTTATTTGATATTTTTCAAGATCTGTTGTTATAAAGCCCTTTTGATATAAATCAAATCTATCTTGATATTGACTTAGACCGCCACCAAAATTTCCACTCGGAGTATACCATAAATTATCTTCTCCGCTACCGGAAGAAGTACACATAACGTATCTTTTATTTCCTTTATCAAATCTGAGTATAGATAATGTGGCAGATGTTCCAAGTAAATCTGACCTAGGAATAGTACCTCCAAAATATTCTTTGATATCTGCAACTTCAACATCTTGTCCATTTCTTCTTTCTTTACCAAATTTTTGCATTGAATTTTTAGTATATGATGCTAGTCCAATGTTTTGAAGGCTCGGCCTATCAGCAATGTAGCTGTGGAAATTTCTAGCAAGTTCAGATCCGGGTCTTGAAAAAAGTGCCATAATTTGTCCTTTATATTATGCTGGCGACGTTATGTTATCGTCTTGAATCTTGAAATCATCATTTTCATATAATCTATTATTTGCTCTATAGTCAACATACTCCATATGAGGTATATTGCCATGATACGGCTCATTAGAATATGGAATATAAAGATCATCTATTCTAGCTGCACCGGCGTTATATTCTGCAATATTTCGTTGAATAGGACTATCAAAAATGTTAAAATTATCATGAATTTGTTCTTCATTTTGTAAAGATGCTGAGTAAACATTATCTACAGACGGAACTCCAGTTGTAGATGGTAATACTGGACTATATAATTTAGTATCATATTGAGCTACTGATGCAACTATATGGTTAGCGGCATTTGGTATAGATGGCAGCGTTCCATTATTACCAAACATGTTTATAGCACCAACAATATTTAAACTAGTTTGCCCTTTTCCTATGCCTTTTCTAATCAAAGCATTTCTTTCATCTCTTAGTCTTTGTCTTTCTCTACTAATTTTAGAAATCATATCTTGTTTTTGTTTTTGTAATTTTCCAAAACTAGCAGTATAAAGATCCATTTTATATGTTGTTTTTATTCCATTATCTGATACATCTACGGTTATATTTGTTACTAGTGGACCACCAGATAGTAAAACCTGACACAAGGAAGAAGTTGGCATACCGGGATATGTAAATCCTCCTCTTTCTGAAAAAAGTAACAGACTATTTGCAAATTCTGCTTGAGTTTTTCCAGCAATATTAAGAAGTTCATATCCAGCATAGTTCCAAGGTGCCAAATTCTCATCTTTGATAAATTCTACTCTTCCTCCAACATTTATATACGCTGATCCTTGCGGATCTACTTGTGAAGAAATCCAAGGGCCATAACATCTTTCGTTAGACATTAATGGCAATGCTACCAAATCTGGATATACTGGAGATGGTGCAACCATTTCCATTTGTTGAGAAAAACCAAATTGAAGAGCGGATTTTGCTTTTTTAGCAGCTAACCAAGCGGCACTTCTTGATTCTACCGGATAATGCTTACAAGTAGGATCACCAGCTAATAAATTACTAGTAGATAACTTAGCATAGCCGGGACTACTAAATTCTGGAAGATTTTTTACAACATCTATTGTCAAGTAATGTTTTATTGAATAGGCACTATCTTTTTGATTAGCAGCATCTCTATATCTAGCATCCTTGGTCGCAGCAATCCTATTTGGAAGTGTTATTAAAGCATAAACACAATTAGTATCTAAATCAGCGAAATCAGTTTTAATTATGAAACTATTTAAAAATGGTTGTAGTTTTCTATCATAAACGTATCTAGTGGCGGTGGAACTTTGTGACTCAGTTGGATAGTAACTCAACTCTGTATATCTAAAACTATCTACATAACATCCTGTTCCCGGCATTAAATCATCGGTACTTGTTCGACTCGTTCCGGGTTTCCATCCAGAACATGGAATAAAAATCTTTCTTGGTTTTGAAATCTTTTTCCTATAATCTGCGGCACCATAGACCGGGACAGAAGATGAAAGTATCTTTGGGGGCATATAAAACTTTTCATCTAAAGTACATTTCACAAAGGCACATTGTTTAGGTTTATTATTATCGTTATCTTTTTTATCGGCATCAGCTGTTGCAAAAGATTCCCACTTGCTCTCACCTACGTTATCTAAAAATTCACAAAGGTCTGGAACCATACCTTGAGGAGTTATTAGCTGTTGAGTAAAATCTTCTGAGTTTATGTTGTCAAATGACAGATGCTGACTTTGATCAAATCTAACATATGCAGATACTCTTCCGTTTTCATCTAAGAAATTTGTTAAGTCTTGAGGAATTAACATATTTACAACACCACTTGGTCTAGACGAAGTTGGCAAGGTTTCTATTGTTTTCATCGGCAAAGTATTTGTATATAAATCAAATGGAAAATATCCACCTAAATTAACAGGAGTATAATTGAATTCATGCTTATCTGTTACTGGATTAAAATTACTTTTTAAAGCACCGCCATATTTTTCTTGATTAGCAGTAGTACCGCTTTGACAAAAACTATAAACCATATCATTAGTAGCTAATCCGCGATATGTAGTTCTAAAAGATGAAGAAAATTCAGATCCAATTCCAGACTCTGTTGGTCTAGGTTTAAATCCAAAAGGTCCAGCAGTTATAGTAGAAGAACTTTGAGTCATATTATTTTGATAATACAAATTGACTTTATTAGGTATTTTTACAAGAAATTTTTTACCTAAATTTTCATCTGCTATTTTTTTCAAAAATTCATATACTTTTAGTGCATTTTCAGTACCTTTTTTAGCTAATCTAGGTAATACAGCCGCCATCTTGTGTAAAGATTCCTCTATATCGTTTAACAAGTCTATACTTGGTGGAGTAGTAGCTAAAGCTGCTTTAACAGCATTGTAATAATCTTGTTCTGCTTGAGAAAGAGTTCCATATTCTTCTTTAATAGATTCTAATTCTTTTAATTGAGCATTTTTTATTTCTTGATAATTTTCGGCATCTGCTCCTCTTATACTTGCGGCACCAGTTATCATCGTAGTAATTCTATGCTGTAATTTTGTTAGACCGCCCTCTGGAATACCTAATTTAGTCATTCGTTTATAATATAATGGATATCCATACGGCGGATTACATGGACTTGTTGGATATCCTCCACTAAAAGCTGTAGTAGCAAAAGTTTCAAAAACCGACCTTGGAACAGTCACAGCATAATTACTAGATATATTTGGAGGATTGGGAACACTTGAAAAAGATGCGCTTCCTTGTAAAACTCCACCCTCATAACTATCATTCCCCTCAACAGATTCTAAATAAATATCATTATATTGCTGTAAGAAATTTTTCCAGCATTCATATGATACTGAAGCGCATCTTAGTTCCATTTCAGTTGCAACATAATAACAGCCAACACCATTAGCATTTAATCCAGTAGTGTCTAGCAAAATTTGCTGATAGGCTCCCCAACCCTTTGGGATAGTCACGGCATTATTACCAAGCAAACCATAATATGGCAGAATTTGTTGTTCTTCTTGCTTATCTAAAAGCCACTGATGCCAATTATCACCGGCAGTAGTTCTATTTCTTGCATTTTTCATTCCCCTATCAGTATTTGCAGTAAAATAATACATATCTACTTCTTGTGCGCCAACAACAAATTTATCTGTTGTAACATTAGATAATTCATATCCAACATCTTGATTTTCTACTAATATTCCAGATGATGCCAAACTATCTATATATTTTTTAATAGATCCATATACTGGAGCATGTGACCTATCTATACTGTCTAATCTAATAATTCCAGCAACTACTTCTTCTCCAGAACTATTTTGATCATTGTATATTGGCAAACATGCTGGATGATTTATAACTGGCAATAATGAAACAAATAAATCTCTACTTGTTACATCACATATTTCTAATGCTAAATCTAAAAGATTAATTTGATCAAAATCTAAAAAATACATTGGTGGCAAATCTTTTAGTCCACTAAAATCTACGATATATCTATACCCTCTAAAATTAATTTTTTTACCATAGCATTTATTTTTATATTCATCTGGCAGTTTATATCCAACAGACATCAATGCATTCAAAGCCTGTTTGACTCTATAATACGGAATTCCTTGTGGTCCTCTTCTAGAAAAACCAGTACCGGTGACAGGAAAATATTTAAATGTATTTCCAAACCAACCACCACCAGTTTGATACCAGCAATCTAAAAGTCCACTTAGCCTTGGATCAGTAGTATCACCGGCAGATCCAACGTAAGATATTTTGCCAGTGTTCATATCAACTTTTTTCTTCAATAAATTATAATTACCATAAGCACTTTGTAATATTCCAGATAATGCCCCCGTCATATTATGTTCTAAAAAACCATATACATTTAATACATTTTGAGTATTAAAAGTAGTACCTGAGTAATTATTTAATATGACTACTACATTTGATAGTATTTCCCTCGGATCAGTTACTTGAACCGTATATAATGGATTTCCTCCGGGGCCACGATTTTGCACATAAGACTGTAGTATTCCACCAAATACAATGTGACCAGATCCTCTTGCTGGACCCGTCATTGTGCTTGAAAAATTATAAAATTGATTATTATCTAAATTTACATAAGTATAATCACTTAAAGAAGTAAAATTATCTTTGTTAAATGAGCCATTAGAACTAACAGTTGCTTGTGCGCTTAATGTATTGAACCCATATAATTCATCAAAGGTTCTTCTATAAGCTTCTTCTACTGTGGCTAAATTTTGACCAAACTTAAAATAAACAGGGCTTCCAACTATTGGTGGAACAAATCTATCTCCATTTCCAGAATGATAAACATCATCACCAACTCCTTGGGCAGTATTATCTGATTTGTTAAACTCATCATTTACTAATTCTACAGTTAAAGATGAACTATTATCTCCAAAACCGCCATTCATAGTGAAGCTTCTGATAGATGCTCCCAGAAAAGTCTGTTGTACATATCCTCTATCATATGTCTCTGGTGTGGTTGAATCTAATACCCACCCTCCAGTTGATATACCCTGTGGAATTACACTTCCACTTTTAGATGGCCAGCTATTTCCATAATAACCACTAGCTGGTATAGCACTATTTCCGCCTATTCCAGTTTTAACCTGTGATCTTTGATTTAAATTTCCGCTTGTTAGCCACATATTATTTACCTAAATTGTCTACTGTATACTTCAAATCTTTGTGAAGCTAATACTAAAGTTCCCATCACATTTTTTCTTCTAAAGCCTTCATTATGTATGTAATCATTATAAGCAGTAAAATTAGTTATTCCACTTGTATCTAAAGAAGATTGATAACCATTAGAAATTCCAGTGGTTGCAAATACTAAATTATTTGGTGCTAATGGACTAACATTTGCCGCATTTGGCGTATATGTTATATCTTTTGTCAAGCCTATAATGCCACTAGACATTGGCCGTCTAAGTGCAACATTGTTGTCTGCTAACGTTTCTTCTGTATTTAGACTTTCTGAACTTGTATTGCTTGTCATCTGTTTAACTCATATGTCCAGTTTATTTGTAATGAATAACGACCAGAGCTAGCATCCCAACTCTCAGTAGCTGGACTAGCAAAATATTTTCTTATACCAGTTTCTTGTATTGGGCTATATGCATGGATGATAGCATTAATTTGACTTTTAAAAGGTTCATTTAAACTTGGTTTTGACAAAACGCTCATTTCCCTTATTCGCTGGGTAAGATTTCCATTTCCAGAAGAGTAGTATCTGTCCATTACTAGATCAATATTTAAACTTCTTTGATATTCTGTTCTGCCTCCTATATATTGAAGAACTGGTCCAGTTTGTCTGCCAATAACAGGAATAACAGCGAAAACATCTCCGGGGTAAGTATCGCTATAGGAAATATTTTCGGATAATGCTCCACTAATTAAATTCATTGGGCGACTATCATATTCAATATTATATGTAATCTCACCATTGAACTCGTTACTTCCGAGAGATATAGACAAAGGAACATGATTTAATGAAACATGAGTTACAGATTGAGCGCGTTTAAATAAATGACATAAAGGGCCATAGGTGCCAGTATTAGATATTTGATGCCATTTATATAAGGCATTTTGATATTGAGTATTTAAAGGTGTTACTCCAAATTGAGGATTTAATGCTGGCTGACTGCTCTGAACAGTTCCTCCGTATTGAGCGTGTCCAGCATGTGCGCTAGACAATCCCTTTATATTTCCCTCTATGCTGATTTTATAAAGACCATTATCTGAGCCTTTAGATAATGATAAGTTATAATTTTCATAGGCTGTTCCACTTGACAATAACCACACATCAGTTAATGTAAATGTTCCAGCGGTTACATCAAAAGACTCTGTTCTTAAATGGTTATATCCACCCCAAAGATCTTTAGCTATATTTAAGTAACCACTACCAAAATATGGTCCTAAACTATACTCTGGAAATTGTTCATATCCTGTTGAATTATCCGAAGATGTATTCGGAGTGGTGTCGCGTAAAACGCTTAAATATACATAATTTTTCGCTTGTTGCCAAGCTTCTTTTCTTTTTATTGTACTGGATTCGTCATAATACATTGTTCTGCCAGTAGCTGTCACGTTTCTAGTAAGTCTATATGTTCTTATAGAAGTGATGTCTCCGGTTGGATCAACATATGCACTGCTTGTCTTAGTAGTCCCTCTACCCTCTTCAACATCAAGCGACCAAGTTTCGCTATAATCATCAATAAATCCACTTTGAGATAATGCTGTTACTAAATTTAATCTATTTCCAGCATTTCCTCTGAATGGTTGACCATCTGTTCCAGTAGGTGTATGAGTAGAGTTAGGCAAACCATCTGAAATAATATTTCCAGCAGAATCTAATAAAACCTCTGCTCTCAAGTTAACAGTATATTTACAACTATTTATATACTGCCCTTCTTCAAAATTAATAGACTCAACAGTAGGATAGAATACTAAAACTGGAGCATCTGTGCCAGTGTCACCAACAAATGCTGCTGAATCTACTTTAGCTGGCAATAGTTCAACTTTTTGACCATCCCGTTTAAATAATTCTCTAATTAAATTTTGTTTATATACTATGGACGCCATAGAACTTCCCAAGGAAACTGCCTCTTGTCCCGGTCTGGCGTGACCAGTAGCAAATCCAGTTGGGAGATTAGAAAGTGTTTGACCGCTATAAAAAGGAGAACCCTTATCTGGTAAAATAGTACCATTCAAAGTTATATTATAATAACTACCTAACATGCCCGTTTTATTTCTAATAGCATTTTGAGTTATAGAAATAAATGGGACGGGTCTAATTACGCACCCAGTGCCATTATAATAAACAGTTAGCATTATTTTCCTCTTACTTGTAAGTTAAGATTGTCGCCAAGACTTCCTATCCCGCTAGGCATATATAAATTAAGAGAAGACGCTGAAGATCCAGATGGACTTTCTATGAACAGATTTAGTCCAGAAGGATAAGTAGAAACAGCATCTGTTATAACACTACCGTACAATCCTAATGTATTATACACATAAGCAGAATTTTCAACATCTATAATAAGATTCATTTGGGAACTTGGGGGTGGATATTGACCATCACAGAATAAAATCATGTTATTTTCGAGTATTTTTCCGTACTGATAATATCCTATGATAGATTCTATATATGGTCTGTGAGATATGAAACCCTTAGTTGATGGATCTTGACCAGAAACTTCAATAAAAATCTCCCCCTTAGAATTAGAAACAACTATGCCACTAGAATAATAAGGAATACTATCCCCGCTATTTGAAAATCTTAGATTAACAATATACTCATTCTGCCCACCTTTTTCTCCAAATACTTTAGCATGTATCCATGCCCCAGAATTAGAAACTGACGGGGGTTGCTTTTTGAGCATAATATCTTTTGCATATACTGCACCAATGTTTAAAGAGCCATTTCCAGATGCAGAATCGCACCCAGCAAATATGGTATAATCAGCGTCAGTTCTATATGGTCTTGTAATATAAGTCGTTTTACCAAAACGTTCTCCGCTTGGAGATGATGAATCAGAAATTATTTTTTCTACTAATTTCCATGATTGCTGCTTGTTTTCCCAATCTGTAATTTTATTTTCATATACATATATTGATCCGGCATTTTTAGCATATATTCCGTCTTGTTGAAAATTATTCCTATTACCAGACAAACCTAGATCATACACATTTCTAATCGGCACATCAAATTGTGAATTGAAATTTTTTCTCGCAAATGCGCCATCTTGATATATATTTTCATAATAACTTCCATAAATATGGTTAGGAGATCCTATGATCAATGTATCATTTTGCATTGATACAGAATGTCCAAATTGATCAGATTTAGCATTGATTCCACTCAGTTGTCCCATAAGAGATTGTGGTCTAAGTTTTCTAATACAATCCCAAGATAGATTTCCAGATTTTTCAAACATATATACCGATCCAGCACCACCATCATATCCCAAGTGTAGTTGACTTCCACTTGTCCAAGGAGTTATAATATCTGTACCAAAAGCAGAGAATGGGGAGCCAACTAATATCTTATTTCCTCTAATACATAAAGAATAACCAAATAAGTCACCGGGATATCCAGATGGGAATTTATCAAAGTCTAAATAGTCATATCCTTTTTCTTTTAATAACCTTGGTAATCCACCACCGATTGGAGCGTCCAAATATGTAGCTCCATCTATGATTCCACTAAATCTAGAAGTAGATGCATGTTGAATTTGTTTTGTCAAAAATCCGCTTATAAGCTCATTTTTAATTTCTGAAATTTTTTCTTCTTCTGTCTCATCTTTCCAAGGAACTTTTGGTCTATTGACATATTTTGGATTATATTGTGATTCATATTGATTAATAGGTTGACTTCCAATGGAAATAAATCCTCCAAAGTTACTGTTAAGTCCACTTAATATTCCTTGGTTAAAGTATTTAGTTGGGCTACCGCGTTCTGGTGAAATCAATTTATTATATACATTAAATTGTCTTCCATAAGATTCGTATGGAAACTCTGTTTCTGGATATAAACTTCTTATGAACGAGTATGTATCAATTGGAATAACTCCATTGTCTGTTACATATCTACCTTGAATCATGCTAGAATCTGTTATAACAGTTATTCTGGACCTAGCAACACCGGCATCAAATGGAGATAATATCTCTATTTCTTGAGCCGACACAACTGGACCATCTTCTATTGGTATTCCACCTAAAAATTCGCATCCACCCTTGCAATATTTAGTATTATCAGTACTGATAGGTCTTATGATCTGAATTGTTTCTCTTGCTTCTGGTTGTGCGTCAGATGTTTTTACTATCTCAAATCTTCCAGTAGGAATCTGTTGAGTTGAAATAGAGACTTTTTGATTTATAGGAATTGGTACGCCAGATATACCAATTAATTTGACGCTCTTTGGTATTATATTAGATTCGGGAGATATTCTTGGTATAGCACATGATATATAAATATTTATATTATTTGTGCCTTCAGTAACTTGAATATCTAATGTATTTGTCGCAGATCCTTGTACTATTTTAGGAATAACCCCAGTATTTATAGATTTAGACTCAAATAAATCTCCATCTGAATTCAACTCTATTATGCCAACATTATATAAAGAGTCTGGATAAGGTAGATTAGGTGCTATAGAAGCATTATCGATATTAATCTGTAGAGGCTCTGTTTCCGAAGGGCTATCAGAAGAAGTTGTAATAAATACTTTATATCCAGAACCAGCTTGTACTGGAACTGTAAATCTTGTTATGCCGGGATTCATAGACCAATAAGTATTTACATTTTCTTTGGGGGCAAAATCATAAACTGGGATATCAACGTATGCTATTGGTGTTCCGCCAGATGTAAGTCTTAATGGATAAAATTGAAGAGTTGCAGAAAAATATTCTATGATATTTGTTTTCTTGTATGGCTGGAAGAATTGACCACCAGCTTGATGCAATTCATTTACAGCAAATCCACCAGTTGAGGATTGTTCGTATTTATCAGAATATGGTAAATACAAAGGACCAATATCTATGCCTAATTTATCACAAAGATCTTGAGCATTCTTAGAGCTTTCTAAAGAATCACCACAAGTAATAATTAATTTTCTGTCTCCAAGAGATAACCAATTTTTAATATAAAATAAATCATCATTTGATGGTTGACTTGCGATATTTGCTATCCACACCACATTAAATGTGCTATTCAGACTTGAACTTAAAACATTCTCTGTGACTGAATTGGTATTTTGAAGAAAAATGCTCTTTAATATTGAATTTTCATAACCATCTTTGAATGATGATCTTCCTGTCCATCCTCCAAGTTGTGCTATAAATGAGCGATTTTTTTCGCTAATTGATCTAGAAACTAGATTAGTATAAAATTTAACATTTTGATCCCCAGCACTATTTAGTAATGATGATTCAGATTCACCAGTTACGCTAGATAAAACTACAACCTTAGATGTGGTTTTATCATAAGTATGCTCTATACCAAAATAAGTTTTATCAGAAATTATTTCTTTAGATAAATATGAGTCAACCTTTACTTTTGGAATGCCTCTAGCTTGTAGTATAGAATCATCTGATGGTTTGTAGAATAATTGTTCGCTTAAGTTATTAGTTATATTGAAAGAAACAGAGTTTTCTGGAACATTTCCACTATCCCATATAAATGTTGGAACTGATGAAGTTGGGCTTCCAAAATCATAATATAAAGTATTTTCAGATATAGTTTCATATATAGGAATAGATTTATATTGCGCTGGTACTGCTGGGTATATTATTTCTTTGTCAACTTGTTCTGCTGCTACTAATAGTGGTATTGGCTCAAAGTTTTTACTGGGCTTATCTTCAAATGATGTGTCTTCTCCGCACTGAGGTTTATATGATCCAAACACAAGCGGCCAATTATGACCATATATTAATAATCCACCATTTGTACAACATGATTCATTCCACTGAGCGCGTAAATCACCATAGTGCATAAGTGGCATTTCACATCGTGATTGAATTTGAATTTTAGCTGGATCTGGACTACAATCTTCCACTTCTTTACAGGGCATTTGTTCGTACCACCCCGGATAATATATTTTTATATCAGCAACTCCGCTTCCTCTTAATGAGGATCTTGTTACATATGTCTCAGTTGAACCTTGCGGTA